TGGCCCTAATGCACCACCTGTTGAAGGATTGCCAACGGTTGATGCACTGCTGATGCTGTTTGCTGCCAGCTGGTAATTTTCCTGAAGACTTGGTGTGCCAACTGTTGATGCACTGCTGATGCTGTCAGGTGTGCCAGCAAAACCTTTTGTCAGACTTGGTGTGCCAACGGTTGATGCACTGCTGATGCTGTCAGATGTGCCAGCAAAACCTTTTGTCAGACTTGGTGTGCCAACGGTTGATGCACTGCTGATGCTGTCAGATGTGCCAGCAAAACCTTTTGTCAGGCTTGGTGTGCCAACGGTTGATGCGCTGCTGATGCTGTCAGCATCCAATGATGCACCACCGCTTGCAGCTGGTATTTCGACGTCAGTGAGATTAGTATATATCTCTAGGGTATCATCATTGTAGTACGCTGGCTGATACCTTCCCCCTGCGTCTGTAATAGACATTGGCCCCCCTGAAAACCGAAAGTCACCACTAGCATCCTCATTGAATTGTACTTCAGTACCCCATGTGGCACCACCATCTGTGGACTTGCTATAATACATATCCACATCAGCCTGCCAAGTTGTGCCGTAGTAGTAATTAACATATATATCATCAGTCTGCTGGTTGATAGCAATGTTAATATCACCACACTCTGCAATGGCTGTTTTAATATTGGTTTTTGCGGTTATCGTTATTGTATCACCAGGGTTTATGTCCCAGCATTTCAAGTCATCTCCTGCTGAATCCGAATCTGTGTGTGCAACCACAATCAGGTGTCCATCTGAGTGCCGAACAGCACCACACATCCCCCTCCTATTGTCATCAATCATTGATGTGGCAATGCTGGTCCCTCCATCCCAAGTATTTGTGCCAGCATCGTACATAAATAGCTTTAACTCGTTTCCTGACCTGTCCCAAAACAGGGCACAGCAGTCATCATTGTCAGACGTGTTTGCTGGAAATAAATATAAGTGGTCTTCATCAGCTATAGTGTCGTATGGATCATTAATTGCAGTCCCAGCAGTCGCAAAATTATCAGCAGAAACATAACCAAATGATTCTGTTTGTGTCTGCCCAATGATGATAATGTTGCCACTGACGGTCTTGGTTATGGCAATTTTATTTAGGTTTGAGTTAGTATTAACCGTCAACGTGCTGTCAACGTCTCGCAATGTCCCGACAGTTCCATCAGTGGCAACATTGATGTACTTTAAGTCGCTTTCTACAAAATCCAAGTACGCAGCATGTAATAGGGTGCCAGAGTCCCCCGGAACACCCATATCAGGAAATACATTTAGATTCCTGATAGTTGCGGCAACAATTTCGGTTGTGGTAAAATTGCTTCCACCATCCGTTGTTACAGCCTTCCATAAGTCGCTAGCACCATCCACTGACAAATGTACACCGTTCTGTGTGCCTGTGTAGTATGGCCCCCAGTTGGCTTCAATGACATCTGTGCCTCCTGATCTGCTGTCAATTATTAATTTATCAGCCATTACTCTTGTAGGCCATTTCGTATGTCCATGTCTTCCTTTTCTAGTCTGTCGTGGATTTGGTGCGCCCTTAATCCTGCCGGCCAATCCTCAGACAATAGTATATTATCTATCCTTGCAATCAGTCGATTCAGGTAGGTAGTATAATGCACTAGCCTGATTCCTTTTGCCTTGGCTCTCAATCTTGCCCTATTGGGAAAAGTGTTCACCCAATTTATATTTCTTTGCGCTTCTGCCTTAATCCGATTAAGATGAAGCCGCCTGTGTGGATTTAAGGCCATGTTACAACCATTTAAAAATACACCTGCTCCAAGTCGTTAAATTACGTTGCATCCCTGATGTCAATTTCAAACGCTGTCAGGCTGAATGTTCCCGGCGTGCTAACCACAACAGGTGCAGCAAGGGCACCAGTTGACATCAATTCACCTGCAACAGTGTCAACAACAGCCCAAAATGCAGCCGTGCCACCCGTGTCAACAACACCATCAGAAAAAGTGGCCACATCAACCTTTCTGCCTGATACTGTGCCATCAGCTGGTGGCCCAATTGAAAGACTGGTTTTTGTGCCAAGGCTGAAGGTTGTGATTGCCTGTGTGTATGTTGTGGCCTCTGATGAAGTTATATGCAGTTCATTGCCTGCTGTATTCAATTCAGAAAGGGCCAAGTCAAAAAGATAATCTGCAATAAGTGCCATTTTATTATGTTGTTAATTCTGTAATTCTTGATTGAATCCTTTCTTTCACTTTGTTGATTTTTAGCTGCACTTCATCTGCAATTTCGTCCATGAAGTCATAAAAAACCGCTGTCATGCTGTCTTCTTCAGGTGCCACATCAATTTCAATTTCAATCTTTATGTCACCATTCCGAAGAATGACACGTGTGCCAAGGCTTTTGATTGCCAATGCCTTCTGCTTTGTTGCCTTCAAACGCTTCAATCTTCTCTGAAACCTTTGCACTTCGCTGTCTTCAATTGCTTCTGTCAGTTCAATTGCCATTTCATTTCTGTTTTTTGTTTAGGTCTTCCAGCTTTTCTGCAATGACTGACAGCCCGTGACGCAATGTATCAAGCTGGTATTTATCAACACTACTGTCACGATGCTGCATTTTATACATTGCATCTGGCAGCCGTTCTGAAATCTTTTCTGCCACCATGCCTGCCAATTTCCCATAATTTATTGATGACATGCCTGCCATGTCCATGTGCTGACTTCTGATTGCATCTTCAGCCTGCTGCGTCAGCCGTAAACGTGGCACCACAGGGCTTTGTGTGTCATTGATGCCAATACCCTTCAGCCTGCCTTTTATTTCAGCACGTGGCACCCTGTGGCCTGTCAGTAGCCGTTCAGCCTCCACATTCAATCTGGTTGTCAATTCTGTATGGCTGGTAATGGCCTGAATCAGTTGCTTTCTGATGCCAGCCTTTGCCACATTGCCAGATGAAACCTGCGTAAATTGATCATCACCACCCATGGCCAGCCTGATGAATGCATCTGGCTGCTTCATCAGCATCCTTTGCACCTTTGCTGGCATGTTGGCCAAGGCAGCTGCTGCATCTGGCACCAGTCCACCACCATCAATTGCCGTGAAGTCATTGAAGTGCTTTTTGTTTTGGCTGGCAGTGACCACCCGTTCACCATGATGCAGCCGTGCATCAACTGAATCTTTTCCGCCCTTGCCAACAGCAGCTGACACAAATGGTGTTCCTTCAAAAAATGAAGGCTTTGCACTGACAATTGTTGCAATTTGGGCTGCTGTTGCGGCTGCTGACAGGCCAGCAAGAATGAAGTTGACTGGTGGTGCAGCGGATGACAGGGCTTTTGTGAAGGCCAATGCACCATTCATGACAGCAGTGACCAAATTGAATGCCTTGTCAACCTTGAACTGTTTTTCTTTCACCTTTCTTATTTCCCGTTCCTGCTCTTCTTCAAGTTCAATCCTTTTGTTTTTCAGGCTTTCTAATATTTTTTCCTGACCAGCTGCACCCTTCCTTTGCCTTGTTTCTGCTTCTGCAATCTGTTCATCAATGCCTTTCAATTCTTCAGCATTGGTTTGCTCTGCCTTTTGCAGCCTGAATTCAAAAAATGCAGCTGATGTTTCCTGAACGCCATTGATGATTTTTGCTGTATTCAAAAAGCCCTGACCCAACTTTCTTGCCAGTTCAGGATCAATTTCTTTGCCAAGTGCTGCACCAGCTGCAATGATTTCTTCACCCAAATTTTTGACTTCACTTGAAGCACCCTTGAAAGCTTCTTCAAAGGCAGACAAATTCAGGCTGTTGACTTCTTCAGCCAGCTGCACAACTTCTTCACGTGCGCTGCCAACGTCTGCTGAAAGCCTTTGGTATAGCGTTCTCAGCCCTTCCAGCTTTTGTGCATCTTCATCTGACAAGCTGCCATCTGCCTGCAAGGCTTCCAGCTTTGCAATTTCTTGCCCAATTTCAGCAATGGTGGCCTGTGTTTGGCCAATAAAGCTGCTGGCAAAGGTCTGATTTTCTGACAGCAGTTGGCCTTGTATGGCTTTGATTTGGCTTTGTATGGCTTCTGTGGCAGCCTCCACGGTTGCAACATCTGCTGGAATGGTGGAGGCATCAAGGCCCAATGCTGCCAGAATGCTTCTGGCTTCTGCCACGTCTTGTGTGGATTGTACCACATCAAGTGACTGACCTAATGCCACAATCTGGCCACGCAATGAATCAGCCAAGGCCTGAAATTCACTTGAACTGCCTGCAATCTTTTCTGAATAAGCTGTCAGAATGTTTTCAACAAAGTCAGATGACACCTGCTGGCCAATTTTCTTTGTGGCTTCATCAATCCTGTCTGTTTTTGTCTTCTCTATTGCATTAAGCAACTGTTTTTCAAGGTCTGCTGCTGCTCCAGGATCAACAATGGCCAGCCGTTTCAGTGTGGTGTTTTCTGAAATCTGGTCAATTTCCTTCTGTGCTTCTGCCTCAATCAATTGCGTCTGAATCCTGATGGCTGTGGCTGAATCACCTGCATCAATGGCCACACCCAAGCTGACCTGCAATATTTTTGCTTCTGCCTGTGCCTTGAAGTCATTCAATTCATCAGTGATCTTCTTCAACTCATCAGTGAATGGCCCTGACTGAATCTTCACCCTTGCTTCAGCTTCCAGTGAAGAAAGTATCTTCAAGTCACTCTGAAGCTTTGACACCTTTTTATCATCACCTTCAGCAACAGCCACCTTCACCTGTGCTTCAGTGCTTTGAATCTGTTCCAATAATTCATTCAGCTTCTTTTCATCTGGTGTCAACTGCACCTTCACTTCACCCTTCAGGGTTTTCACCTTTGTTTCAATGGCCTGAATTTCTGCATTAACTTTGTTGAATGCAGCTGTACCAATTGGCAATTCAAGCCTTTCTTTTTTCAATTCAATCAGCTGCTGTTGCAAGCCATTCAATGTTTCAGCTGCTGCCCTGTCTGCTTTTGACTTGGCATCAGCTGCTGCCCTTGCTGCTTCTGCTGCTGCCTTTGCTGCTTCTGCTTCAGCTGCTGCCCTTTTTTCAGGTGTGTTGTTTGGGTCAACTGCATCAGGAACAAGGCCACCAATGACTTTTTCCAATTCTGCCTGCAACTGTGCAGCCTGTTCAAGGTTGATGTTTTTCCTGTCAAGTGCATCATCAATTTTTGCACGGATTGTTGGCCCTAATCTGGCCATTGCTTCAGCTGCTTTTTCAGGGTCAACACCATCAATGGCAGCTTTTATTGTCCCTTCAATCTGACTGGCAAGGCCAGTGGCATCACCACCAAATTGAATGCTGTTGAATTTGTCTGTAATAATGTTTTCTAGCTTGTTTGTGACTTCATTCACAGTTGGTGCTAATATTTTATCAACATCTTCCATTTCTTTCAGGAATGCACCTTTTAACCTGTCACCAAGGCCAACAAATGCAGTGAAATCACCATCAAATGCACGTTTGACTGTATCTGAAAATTCACCAATGACAGCAATGCCAGCCCTGACCACTGTTGCCAAAATCCTGTACCAATTCACCAAACCCGTCACAGCCTTTACGGCAATGGTCATGCCAGCTGTTACAGCTTCCAGCACTTCGCGCAATATGGCAAAAGCAATACCTAAAAAATCAGTTTCACCACCAGCAAGCCCCAATTCACCAATCAGGCTGCTGATGGTATCAATCAGCACGCCAAATGCATCTTTCAGTGGCTTCAGCCCTTCACCCAATTCATCAGCCCTTCTGATGACATCGTTTATGAAGTCTGTCAGGCTTTTCAAAATTGGCAGCAGCGATTGACCAATTTTATTGCCAACCTGTGTCAGTGTGTTTCTTAGTCTTTCCTGTGATTTTTCGTATGTGTCAGCATTGATGGCAGCCTGCTGTGCAGCAGCACCATTGGCAAGGGTTCTTTCAGCCTGTTTTTCCAGTTCTGCTGTCAGCTTGGCTGTTTGTTCCACATTGGTCACCAGTATCTGTGCAGCTGCTGCATTTTCCCGGCCAAACTGTTTTGTCAAAAATGCTGCACGTTCAGCAGGGTCGGTGATGCCTTCCAGCTTTGCCCGTAGGGCTTCAATGCTTCCCTGAATGCCCTGTGCTTCACCATCGGCACCCTTGAATGACACACCAAGGCTGGTGGTGTCAGCTGCCAGAATGCTGATAATATTCCTTAGGTTTGTTCCAACCGTGGCCTGATCACTAAATTTTTGGCCCAATGTTTCAGCCAGTGCAATTGATTCTGCACTGCTGATGTTGTTGGCTGTTGCTACTGCACCAAATTTTTCAAGGGACTGTGCAAGGCCAGTGACAGGCACTGCACCAAGCTGCTGTGCAGCTGCCAGTTGATTTGTCAAGATAGCACCTTGCTTCACAATCTGGTTTGCCCGTTCCTGTGCCGTGGCCTGCTCATCAGCAACAGGAAGGAACTGGTTGATTGATGTGGTCAGGCCTGCAACAGCTTCATCAAAGCCAAGTGACCGTGACGTTTCAGACAGCACCAATGCTTGTTTTGTTACTGCATCCAATGCAGACGGCACCTTCAACAATTCTGGCGCCTTTGAGCCAACCACTTCAAAGGCCTGTGCAGCCTGTGAAGCGTTCAGCGTGATCATCTGAAGGCCTCCACCTGCATCTGTGATCCTGATTGTGAAATTCTGTGCCCTGTCAGAAAGGTCATCAAGGCTGTTGCCTGAAAGCCCTGTGATGGCTGACAATGATGCAAGGCTGCTTTCATATTCCTTTGCAATGTCAACTGATGCTGAAAGCCCTTTGCCCAATGCCAGCACAACACCCAATGTGCCAGCAATTGCCGCGCCAACTGGCCCTGCACTGGCAGCCATGGACAGCAGGCCACCAGTTGCACCACCTGTGGCAAGTCCCAAGTTAGCCAGACCACCTGACAGGCCACCTAATTTTGAATACAGGCCACCCAAGTCAAGCCCTTTGCCAATGCCACCAAACAGGCCACCAGTTTTCTTTGCCGTGCTTCCAACACCATCAGTGGCCTTGTCAAGCCTGATGGCATCCTTTATGGCAGCTTCAAGGTCTTTTTCAACCTGCTTTAATGCTGCTGAAAGGCCTTTGATGTCATTTGGATTTGTGGCACCCTTCAAAGCCTTTTGAAGGCCTTGGCTTTTGTTCTGAAGTACAGTGATTCTTTGCTGTACTGCCTGCGCTTCAGTTGAAAGCGTGCTGAATGACTTTGCTGAACTTTTCAGGGCACTGTCAACCTTCTTCAGCTGGTCAGCAGAAACACCAGCACCTTTGCCAAGGCCTGCAATGGTGGCTTCAGCTTCCTTCAGCTGATCATCAACCACATTTATCAATAATAAAAGTTCCCTTGTTTCCAAAGTCCAGCTTTTTTGAAGGTGCTGGCAACCACATCCAATTGCAATATATAAAAAAACAGCTGACAAATCATGTCAGCTGTTTTCAATTCTGGTTTCCCGTTGCTAGTCAGCCTGCCTGATGTGGCTGGCTGTCTTCTTCTGCCCACTTTCGCAGCAGTGCATCACCTGCCAAATGGTTCACCCTGTGAAAGCCATTGTGCCACGATGTGGCAAGCTTCACAGTGTTCCCGCCAACCTGACCATCAATCAACATGCCAAACTGCTTGCAGTGGTGTGGCACAAGCTTCTGCCCTTTGTAATTCGCTGCCATGCCTGCCAAATAGGCCACATCCTGCTTTTCTTCTTCTGTCAAATCACCTTCTGATGTATAGTCATAAGCAGCCATCAGGAAAACAATTGCTGCATAATGGCTGCCAGTGGTAAAAAAATCCTTGCCATCATTGTTGATTCTGAAGACAAACACACCAGTTGCTTCAGTGAATTCAATGTCAAGCAGTCCAAAAATTGTGTCAGTGACGAACACACCGCCAATGCCATTATTGAATGGTGCATTTTCAATGGCAAGGCTGATGTCATGCCGCGCATTGTCAAACATGCTTGTCAGAAAATCGCTGGAAAAATTGTTGATGGCCTTCATTTGATGTTGATGTTGTTTGTCAGGCATCATTGCCCAACACTCCAAAGATGCAAAAAAGGTTTCAGACTTGCAAGCATATTTGAAAAAAGTTGAAAATAAATGAAAAAGCTGGCCATTGCTGGTCAGCCTTTTGCCTGCTTCCTTTGCTGCTTCAAATCACTTTCCATTTTCTTTCTGGCACTGTCATTGTCATTCAGCTGTTTCAGCTTGGCCAAGAATTCATAAAATGAAATCAAAGGTCTGATGTTCCACCTTTCAAATTCTGCCTGACTTCTTCCTGCTTGTCTGAATGTGGCCATGTTGCTTCTGTCAAGGTGTCTTTGGGTGTGGTGCCAGATACTGAAGATTTCAGATTTTCCTGTGTTAGTATCATATCTGAAAACTTTTGGAAGGGCTTCTGAATGGTCAGTGCCATCATCAATGATGTGACTGAATCTTGATCTGATTGATTGAGATGATACAGTATGTTTGCCACTGGTGTCATCAGCAGCCGTAAGAGTATATTTTCCCCCTTTTTTTTTAAAAATTCAACTTTTTTGTTGATCTGTTCTGGCTCCAACATCAGCCGTGGATTTTCCCCGTCACACCAAAACATGACAGCTGCCAGCCTGTACAAAAATTCTTCATGTGCCAACAGTTCCATTCTTTTTGAAAGTTCTGTCAGCAGACTTTCAGCCACCCTTGCAGGTTTCATGTCAACCGTGGCCATCCTTTTCAACAGTGTCTTCAGCTGGTCTGGTGGCGTTGCCTGCAATCCTGCCTGAAGTATTCTGCCAGCTTCTGCCTGCATTGACTTCATTTCAGTGTGTGGCAAATCCAGCATGTCACGAATGATGCCAGAAAGATACTTCAGGTCATCTGGTGTGATATTCAACTGTGCCTGCGCTGCAATTGCATTGACTTGGCCAGACCTGCCAACAGACATGTGCGACAGTTCATCATAACAGTACCATTTTTGTCTGCCAATCATGAATGCCACATGGTATGGAAATTCTTTTAGTGCTTCATCAAGTGCCTTTCTTTCCTTTGACCTGAAAGGCACTTTTGAAACAATCATTGCAAGTGCATCAAACATAATTCAATATTTTGTATTTATTGCAGAAATGACAACAAGTGCAGTACCAATCAGCAATTCAAGCAATGCCAGCCACGGAAAAGGAAGAATGACACCAATTTGCTGTGCATCATCCCAATGTGCCATTTTTTCTGCACTGTTGACAATCAAAACAACTGCCAAGCAATTTACTATCAAATCAGCCAGCTGCATCAAATGATTCTTTGAATATTTTTTTCACTTCTTTCAGGTTCATGTCATCACCTTTTTTCATGTAAAGCTGAATGATGCCTGTCATATATTTCAGCACTTCTTCAGGAATGTCAAGCCCTGCCAGCAGTGTGGCTGTTCTTAGTGCATTGCATTTTTCTTCTGGTGTAGTCTGCTGTTCAGGCTGTTCAGGTTGTTCAGGTTGACTGTGTGGCACCCTGACGTCAATTTGTATGCCTGAAGCATTCAGCAATGGAATTACTTCATGCAGATGCAAGTCAATCAGCCAGCCAGCTGCTTGCTCAATAGCTGCCATTTCTGTGTTAAATATGTCACTTGCCTTCAATGAAAAGCCATTAGCATGCTGAAGCTTCCAGCTGAAATATTGCGCACTGCCTTCAATTATTGCCTTCATGTGTGCTTTTTGTTTGATTTGTATATTCCTGATTTGCCTTTCTGGCAGCATGCGCCAGCATATCAACTGCAACTGCAAAAGCTGCTGCATCAATTCCGCCAAGCACTGTGGCCTGTGGTGCCACATACTGGTGCCAGCTGACTTCTGATGGCCTGCATGACACAAACACACCAGCAGTGGATGCATTGCAGCCTGTGGCTTCTGTGGGCTTCTGACAGACAATCATCTTGCAATAATCATTAGCCCATAAAGCAGCCACAGAAGCAGACTGAACAACACAAAACCAAAAAAACCAGTTGTCAAATTCAATTGCCAGTCCTGTTGAAAGCCAGCCACTGAACACAACTGCCATGATTGTTGCAAATAACCAAAAGAATGTGGCTGGCTTATACATGGCCAATGATTCTTTCTGGTGGTGCTTCAGTGCCAAGGTCAGATGAATCAAGTGCCACACCACTGAAATTCACCTGAACTGCATTCAGCAATTCATTCAGGCTTGAAAATGGAACAGACTGTGCCAGCAGTTCACCATCAGCATCAACAATGCTGAAAAAATACTGATCATCTTTTGTGCCTTGGCCTTCTGGACCATGTAAAGTAATTTTTTTCATGTCAGTTTGTGTTTTATTCTGAAAAAGACTTAATGAAAGCAGGTGCCAGCAAAATGCCATAGGCACAGGCCATTGCTGGCATCCATGACAGCCAGCCTGCAACACCTGTCAGCCACATGGCAGCAAAAAAGGCTGTACCATACCAAAAAAGCATGCAAATTGGACAGCCATAAATTGGCTTAATTATGTATTCAATAAAGTCAACCTTTTTTTGTGCTTTCAATTCATCAGTGACCGCCCTGATTTTGTGGTTTATTTTAATGGCTTCAGCCCTTGCCTTGCATGCCTCCACATCATTTGTGATGCAGTGAAGCCGCTGATTGTCTTTCAACTTTGACTGAAGTTCTTCCAGCCCTTCACCAATTTCAAATGGGAAAAGATGATATTGAACAATTTGTGTGTCACTGGCCATTTTCCTGTGATTGACTGTCTTATATTCTGCCCTTTCCTGCATAGTTGGTTCTCTATGTGTGGCCACGGCAAATGCAACATGCCAATCAAGCCTTTGCAGTTCATCAATTGGTGGCTGATGCGGTGGAACAATGGCAGCTTCAAGCCATTCAGCCTGCTTCCTTTCATTACTGATCACCTTCAGAATTGCCTCAAACCTGCTTTCTGCTTTTCCTTGCCATTCCTTCAGTGACGAAATGGCCCAACTGAAAATGTTGCCATCTTCAAACGAAAAAGAAACAAGCAATGTGAAGCCAACCATGGACAATGCAAGAATAACTATATCAATTCCCATTTTTCATATTTTTATACTGGCAATATCAGCATTTTTCCACAAAAGACAAACACCCTGCCAGATGACTGACAGGGTGCTTGTGCTGCAATATTCTTTTTCACAAGTCTTCCTGAAAGGAAAGCTGAAAATCTTTTTCACGTTCCATAAATGAAGTGACTGTCAGCCAGCCTTCAGCCATTTCAGGCATGCCATTATTTTTGGCAGACCTGAAATTTTCCATCAGTGCTGCCATTCCCTTGCTGGTTTTTCTTTTCTTCTGTGACATGATGATTGATGTAATATATGAAAAGGCAGGCTGCCTGATTAACAGCCTGCCTGATTAACAGCCTGCCTGATGATTAGCGTACAAAATGAAAGCTGATGCATGGTGCAGCATCATGTGGCCCTTTGGGGCCAACAATAGCCTTAACTGTAACCCATTTTGATCTGCCTTGTGTCATGATAAAATCAAAAGTCATTGCCTGACCACATTCAAGCTGTTCAACCTTTGCACTGATCCTGCCTTTGGCTGCATTGGTGAACATGGTGAACAAATCCCAAACGCGCCCTGAAACTGACTGGCATAATGCAGGGCTGAAGTTTTTGATGGCACTGAACATGCCAGCATCAACAGCAACTGCAAACTTGATGCCTGCTTCTTTGGCCAGCTGGTTCAGGCTGATGGTATCAATGACATCCATGTATTCACCTGACTGAATGCGCGTGTTGAAAGAATCTTCATGAATAACGCTGCCAAAAATGTCTTCAATGCTGTTGCTGGTCTGTGAATTTTTCATTTTGATGATGTTGTTGTGTCAAGCTTCATTGCCCAACACTTCAAAGATGCAAAAAAAAGTTTCATACTTGCAAGCACATTTGAAAATAAGCGTAAAAAAAGCCTTTCACCATCCATTGCGTTTGTTCAGTAATGAGCGAACCAGCAACTTTTGCAGAAAGGCTGGCCATGAAGCCAATGCAACATGCAAAAAAGTGGCCACCATTCAGTGACCACCTTAGCAAGCAAAATGAAGAAACAAACAGGAAAGAATTTTTTTTAGCAGCCCACAGTGCAGTCACAGTCAGGGCAAAGGTCAATGTGTTCTGCCATTTCTTTGCTGGCAGAATCACTGATGCCATCTGCACATGGCTGGCATGCAAAGCACAGGGAAGGATGCAGCACTGTATCAGCATCTTGAAACTGAACACGTGTGCCATCTGACAAGAATGCTTCAATGACCAGTTTCCTGCTGTACCTGCTGAAATATTTCTGCTGCATGACTGTTGGCGTAAAGGTCAGCACACCTGTTGTGGCTGGCAGCACTGGCACGGCAATGGTTCCGGTCACGGCTGCTGGTGTTGACACACCTGCCCTGTAAACATACAGATTGGCTGCCACTGGTGCCACTGTTGCCTGATCTGTTAAAGGCAGGCTGATGGTGCCTGCAAAGCCTTCCTGAAGTGGTTGCAATTTCAGGCAACAGGCTTCTGATGGTTTCATTGTCAGTGCATTCATGCTGCCAATTTATGAAATCATTTTTCATTCATCCTGAAAGTGCTGATGATAACATCATTTTTCCTGCCTGTTGGCACATGCTGCACGCTTCTTTTTGCCACTGGCACAAAGACACCCTTTTGAATTTGCCTTTTCTGCCTTTCAAGCTGCCTGATTCTGTTTTTTATCAGCTTGTTTTCATCAACTGACTTGGTTGGCCTGTGCCTGTCTTTTGGTGGAGGCAAAGAAACAAACTTTGATGGCTGGTGCCTGTGGAATTTTTGGCCAAACTTCATGACAATAAACGCTTTTTCAGTGCTTCAATTTCTGCTTCAATCCCTGACACATCAGGCTGCCTGCCTGCTGCCCTGCTGGCCTGCTGCTGGCTGGCTGCACTGCTGCTGGCTGGCTGGCCAGCCCTTGCCTGTGGAATTGGCTGTGACGCTGGCTTTCTGTTCTTCTTTCCCTTCATTGATGTCACTGCCATTCTGATGGCATCAAGCCCATGATTGAATTTATCAATTGGTTCTGGCAATGGTTCGCCATCCCTGTCTTCCTTCCATTTATATAATTCTGCTTCACGCTGAAGGTTCACACTGTTTTCTGTAAAGTTCAATTCATAACCCTGCACCAACATGATGCCTGAATTGATACTGCCTGCACCTTTTACCGCCTTCACGCAGCCTGACCAGCCAGCACGCTGAATTTCTTCAATGATTTCAGGCCTGTGGTCAGCATATATTTTTGCGTTTTTGGGCACCCTGTATTCATGCATCAGGGCTGTGATGTCATTGGCTGTCAGGTTCAATTCATAAAACACTTCATCTGCAAACAGCTTGTCAGGCTTCCTGCCAGCCTGTGGCACTTCACCAACCTTCACCAAAGCTGTCTGGTCACTGCTGAATCCAAAGTCAAGGCCATAAACTGGTGCCCTGAAAAACTTGAAATCAGGTGTCACATTGTATTGCTTGTATATCAGCCCTTCAATCAGGTCAGCAAATTCACCATCAGCATATATTTTGGCGTATGCAGGGTCACTTGATTCAGCCAATTCATTCAATTCCTGCCTGTATGTGGCAGGAAGGTATGGGTTGTCTTTATATGTGGTCTTGATGAATAATTCATGCCCTTCCAGCATGCCACCTTCATGAATATCTTTATAGACAAAAGTTTTTTTGCTGATTGGATTGTAGGCCATCAGTACCTGATCATGAAACGGCGCATTGTCTGGCGTCCTTAGTCTTAGCCTGATTTGCCTGAAATCCTTTTTTGTGAATTCTGTAAATTCTTCCAGAAAAACAAGACTGATACCACGTATAGACTTCAATTTTTCAGGGTCATCAACACCCATGAATAATATTTTGCTGCCATTGAATTTGTTTGTCATTTCCATTGGTGATGTGGTCACATAAAAATGACTTGACAGGCCCAATTCTTCCAGCACATCAAGAAAAGTGGCAAAAACTGATGTTCGTAATGTTCTGGCCACCTTACGCATAACCAGAACCTTCCTTCTTTCATGCTGAAGTGCCGCTGCAATCACAAATCTGGTGCAGGCTTCTGACTTTCCAGAACCAGCACTGCCCTGCAACCTGATATATTTCATTGCAGTTGTATGCATTTCTGCATAAGCTGGCAGAATGTTGATGTCAGGCATCAGACTTCTTCAATATCACTGAACTGCATTTCAGTTGATTGCAGCTGGCTGGCATCAAAATCCTGCACAACAATATTCACTGTGTATGGATTGCCACCCTTTTCAGCCTGTGCCTGTATTTCTGCTTCCTGTTGCCTTTGCTGATGGTACATATCAACAGATTTGCCCATGATTTGCATGATTCGCATGTCAACAACAGAAATTGCATTCAGTACCTTCAGCCTGAATTCTTCAGTGTCATTCTTGGTGACTACTTCATACGGCTGTGCCACCTGCTTCATTGCTGGCTGTATGCCACTGGCAGTCACAATTGACGGCTTGTCAGCATCTTCAACCATGTTGACAATGGCGCGCTGTTGCGTGGTCATGGTGAAGCCCTTCTGAAATGATCTGTGGTACATCGCAAACAGTTCTGATTTGGCATGCTGCTGCACTGCAATCCTTTCATTCAGGAATGCACCCATGTTTGGCATCACTTCTTTATTCCACACCTGCCTGACAGCATTGATGTCACGTTCAATATTTGCCACATTCAACTGATATTCCACGTCTGGCCTTGCATTCAGCCTGATGGCAATTTCATACATTGGCAGGCCTTCCAGCCTGTATCTGGAAATCAGTAGCCTGTCATGGTCAATCTGCATTTTGTTCCTTTTCAGCCTCACTTTTTTTGGGCCAGTGGGCTTCTGGTTTGGCTGCTGGCCTTTCGTCTTAGCCATATTAAATTGATTACTAGTTGAGATTACACAGCAACTGGTGCATCAGTGTCAGCATCAGTTTCCAATTTTATCAGGTGTTTCAGCACCTGTGTCAAGGTGGTGAAATTATACTTTGTCTTAATCTTCTGCAAAGAATCATAATACAGTGACCGTTCAACGCCACTGAAGGTGAATGTGATTCTTTCTGGCTTGTCATATTTCACCGCTGCTTCTGCATCCATCTGGCCAGATGTCTGGCCAGTGTCTTCAGGTGTCAGGTCTTTCCAATAGTCCATGGAAAGGAAGGGAATGTCAGTTACTTCATCAACATCAACAGGTGTCAGGGTGAATTCATGCATGTGGCTTTCAAGGCCTTCGTAGGTCATGCGTGCATAAATAGAGGAATACAACAGCACAAATTCTGCTGCTTCCTGTCTGTCTTTGCACAGCTTTAAATGCACATCCACTTCCTGTGGCAGCTGGTGGCCTTCTTTTTCCAAGGCCAGCAAAACCACTTGCAAATGGCAGCCATCCAAAATGAAGAAGGTGCCATCTGGTGCCTTCCAACCATTCAGGCCGCGAATCAAACCATACTTTTTCACAGCTGCCTTCAGCCGTTCAAAGTCAGTGACCGTGAAATCTTTCAAGTCAGGATGTTGCAACCATTGCAGTTCCTTCCATGGCAGACGTACTGTGGCACCGTTTCTTGATTCAATCTTCATTGGTGCCAATATACCAAAAAAGCCACTGATGTTCAATCAGTGGCTTCCTGGGGTCTTCTGGTGGGCTGTTATAGCGCCATTGTCTTTCCTGATGTCATCAGCCAAGCTGATTGACCGATTTCATGAAAAAATATTTCAACGCACCAGATACCATTTCTTTTCCGCTGTGATCCAATCTTTGTGATTGTGGTGTTGACGTAGGCACCTGCATGCAGGTCAAAAGTATTGACAATCATTCCTACTTCAAGTTTTTTATTGCTGATGGATTCCATTTTGATGATGTTGTTTGTCAGGCATCGTTGCCCAACACTTCAAAGATGCAAAAAAGGTTTCAGACTTGCAAACATATTTGAAAATAAATGCAAAAAAAAAATGAAAAAGGCCACAGGCATCACCCTGTGGCCAACAACATACATCAAGATATATTTTAGTTCAACTTTGCTGACACGTTTGGCTGTGCAATATGGCCTACTGTCTTCTTTGTGTATGTTTTCAGGTCTTTCCTTAATCGCGTACCATGGTAAAAAGCTGTTGAAGGTATGCCATTCCTTAGCCTCCAAGCACCAAACGTCACTTTTTCTACCCTGATGACAATGTTTGCCATTTTCCACATCAGTATGTCACCCACTTTATACTTCTGGTTTTTGATGGCAAACGAATGAAGCAGCTTTCTTTTTGCTCTTAATGCTTCAGCCTCAATTGCTTCTTCTTCTTTCTGGTATTCTTCAAATGTCATGATCTTGAATGTTTTGCGTTTTTGCAAAAAATGACTGATTAATCTGGCACCAACATTTCATTCAGGTGCATATTGGCTTCCATCAAATTCTTGTGTTCTGTGGTGTTGTATTGCCTATCAAACCAGCTTACTGATTCAAGGCCAAGCACATGACCAGACATTGAAGGCATTGTGAAGCCTGCAATTGGCCCTGACTGCACAAATCCTTCAATGATGGTGTCAGACAGGCTGGCCAGCTTGCTGGCCACCAGTGCATGCAATTCAAGCTGCACAGGGCTGACATCATGCCACACACCATCAACCATGACTTCAATGACAGTGGTGCCAATCTTTTTGCCACTGGCTGTCAGTGTGCCATCAATTTGCAGCTGAAGCCATTCACCTGCAATGGCATCTGCCATGGCCAGCAAAAGTGTCAGGTTGGCTGATGTGGCCTTGAAATACTGGTTGCCATTGATGACTGTGTTGATGCAGATTTGCTTCACCTGCTTTTGGGCCTTCTTCCCGTTTCTTTTCTGAATTCTGACTTTCATTTGATTGATGTTGATGTTGTGGAGGAATGCAGGCCGCCTGAAGGCAGCCTGCTGTGTGTCAATGGTTAGTCAATGTTCAGCATCATCAGTGCAAGGGTGTTGTAGTCTGCACCTGTGAAGCTTCTTTGCCCTTCCCTGCTGTCAACATGGTGCCAAAGGCTTTCCAAGTCATATTCTGTATCATGCATGGCATTCAGCCTGTTGATGAATTTGCCTTCTTTGATATACTGCATTTTCAGCGCATTGTGTGTCTGCTGCGCTTCTTCAATTCTGGTTTTTGCCTTCCTGTATGGCTGGATGTTTTTCTTTCCATCCAGGCTGATATTGATGTCTTTTTGCAGTGCTTTGAATTCTGATTTTGTCATGATGTTGATGTTGTTGTGTCAAGCTTCATTGCCCAACACTTCAAAGATGCAAAAAAGGTTTCACACTTGCAAGCATATTTGAAAATAAATGCAAAAAAATGAAAAAGGCCACAGGCATCACCCTGTGGCCAACAACATACATCAAAAATATATTATTGATATTTTTTCACATTGCCTGCAATCACGTCTGCCACCAATTCTGACAATTCACCATCATTCCAGCTGACACCTTCATGCTTGCATTCTCCGCAATCCTTAATGGCAAACATGATGTCAGACACCAAATCACCTGAAGTGTCAACAGCGTGCTTCTTTAGGCCTTCTGAAAGCCTGTGAACAGTGAGCATTTGGCTGGCAAGGTTTGCGGCTGCAAGTTCAATCATTCCTGCCCTGACAGTTTCGATTTGTTCGGGCCAGCAAAAAGACTGCCAAAGAAAACCTTGTTTGCCAAACCTTTCAATTTGGCCAACAGCTGACAAACGCAATCTTTTTCTGTGGAAAATGAAAAGCTTTTCTGTTTGCCTTCCAGCAAAATCAGTGGCCCTGAATTCACCTTTTGTGGCATTAAATGTGACTTGTGTGATCGTCTTTTGAGATACCATTCTTATCTGATGTTGTGGCAGGCCAGATGAATGCTGGCCTGCCCTGTTATTAATCATTTGCCAATTATCTTCAGCCATTTGCTGGCAAGTAAAAAGTTGATTGGCTGGCTGTTTGACCTAGGAAAAGCAAGCCTGTTTTCATTGGCCTTTTCAACTGCATCCAATTTATACACTTTTTCAGGATTGCCAGCAGCATCAAGCACAACAGCCAATTCATCATGGCTGATGCCGGTGCCCTTTATTTTTTCAACAATAGCTGCAATCTTCCTGTCATTTTTTGATGCCTCAAATGCTGCATCATGTGCCTTGGCACGTGCTGCAAAAGATTTGTCAGCTTTTTGCTTCCTGACTCTGCCAATTTGCGTCTGTGCCACACCTTCACGAATGTCATGATTTTTGATGTCTGCATTCAGCTTTAGCACGTGGCCTTTTTTCACTTCAAATGACCAGTCATTTTCAGCCCAATTGGTAACAAATTTCCACCCAATGGTGCCAAATTTGGTGAATACATTACCAATGCCATCCTGCATCACATACAGGTTCCATGTGCCAAATTCACCTTCACCTGTGATGATATTGTTGACAGTTAGAACAAGGTCAGCTGATTCACCAACTGTACCAACATGCTTGCTGGTCATTCTGATTTCACGTGCTTTGTTCACCTTTTCAATGTGCTTTTCAAGCTGGCTGCCATAAAGCAAAACAGTGCTTTCATCTTCCAACTTCCAAGGATTGCCAGAAACATAAACCGCACCACGTCTGATGGCTTCCAGTTCAGCAGCCCTGACAATTTTTTTCTTCCATGGCTTGTCAGCTATGTCGCAATATTCTTCTGTGATTCGCTGGCCACGAAAATTTATATATTCTTTTTCAGGTGACAATGTCTTCCAATATCCACCTTTGGCAGCTTCATTGACCAGCCAGCAAAGGTATGTGGTTTCATCTTCAGGAAAATCAACAATAGCTGTGCCCTTGTGCTTGCCAAACCAGATGGCTTCATGCCCTTCAATTGTGTACATTCTGTCAGCTGGCTTGCATGGTGCATCCATGTCAATCATGGCTTCTGCTTCTTCTCTATTGCTGATGTCTTCAAATGTTTCAATAATCCATTCAAGCGTGCTTTCACGGTCAAGCGAAATGTTTTTGATATACACTTCGCTTGATTTTACTGGTGTGACCATCCAGTACCACAGCGTATAAAAGCAATGTTTCATGCCTGTGCTGATATAATACTGCTTAGTGATTTCTGATGTTTGGCTAAAAGATTTCATGATGTTGATGTTGTTGCGTCAAGCTTCATTGCCCAACACTTCAAAGATGCAAAAAAGGTTTCATACTTGCAAGCATATTTGAAAATAAATGCAAAAAAATGAAAAAGGCCACAGGCATCACCCTGTGGCCAACAACATCACATCAAAAAAGGATCATCTATTTTTTTTCGCTGCCCTTCTTCCTGCCTGACTGCCTGATTGTTTTCTTTTCCGGCTTTGTTTCTGGCTCAAAGGTCAGTGCTGGTGTGCCAACGGTTGATGCACTGGTGACATCCATTTTGTTTTTTTTCTCCTGATTGGCTCCTGAATCATCTGGAATGCTTGCAGATGCCTTCAGGAAGTCTTCAAATGATTCATCATCACCAGCCTTCACCATTGGCTTCACCATTGGCTTCAGAATGATGCCGATGGCTTCACCGATTTCATCACGAACTTCATTTGCATCTGGCCTTGATGAAGCAGCAACAAAATCCAATGCACGCTTTGCAGCATCAATCATTGATTCATCTTTGCTTGGCTTGCTGTCTGCGATCAAAAAAAATGGCTCAGAACTGGTTGATGGCCTGCTGCCATCATTGAAAATTGAAAGATTGTATTTTGCCAGCCAGCCAGCTGGCACAAAAATGACTTCAATGGCAAGTGACATTCTTTCACCATGAAAAATTGCTGCAACTGGTGCATTCAGGCTGGTTCCAAAAAGGCCATTGGATGTGACACGGCCTTTGAATTCTTTTTCTTGTATCAGTGGAAAACTTGATGTCATGATTTCTTTACATTTGAAAGCGTTTCAAGATATTTTCAGGCCACATTGAATGGTGACCATATAATTTCAAAAGTTGAATAAATGATTCCACCTGACCAGATTTGACCAACAATATTGGTGGCAGTGGTTCAGTCTTGCCAAGGTCTGTCCTTACATCATAAAGATGTTGCATGACCAGCCGTGCCCTGTACCTGAAGGCTTCTGTGACCTTCCCTTTGGTATCCATCAATATTGATGCAGCTGGCAGCCAAAAGTCAATCTTTGCGTTCAGTGGCTTGTAATGTTTTCCAGCCACATCAATGGCAGGTAGTATTTCAAACCCTTTCTGATATTCAAAATCAATGCCATGCCTTTTCAGGCTGTCATACATTTTGAATTCAACTGTTGATGGAAAATTTATATCATGTGGATTTCTTACGTCATCTGCACTGATTGGCTTTGCACCATATTTGTGCTTAACTGCTGATGGCTTTTTTTTGCCAGCTGGCTGCACAGATGAAATCTTTGCGCGTCCACTTTTCAACAGGCCATCAATTGCTTTTTTCCATTCTGCTGAATCGGTCATCAATGCTTTGCTTTGTTTTCCACCCTGATACTGATAATCCACCCAATTAAGGCAGCCAGAAATAAAATAAAGAATTCAATCACAATTGTCATTTCCGGCCATTGCAGCCTGTCTGGTATTTGGTGAATGCTTTCATACCTTCCGTCAATCAGCCTGAACACCCATAGCTGACCAAGAAAGACAATAAAAATTGCAGACATGGACCCGATTGATTTTAAAATTGTATTACCAAGGCCAATCCAGTTTGAAAAATTACTGCCAATTGGCTTCAGGGCTTCACCTGAAACCCTTCTGCCAGATTTTGACTTGTCTTTCTTCAGAAAAAGGCTGCCAAAGGTGGCTTCATGAATTGCACCTTTATATGCATACATTGCAATAAATAGCAAGAATTTTGCCTGCAAACTCCATTCAAAGTGATCTGCAAGCCCATTGCCAAACCAGCCAGCCATGATCAATCCGAAAGCGTAAAGCATTTGCGAAAAATGCCACAGGTCAGTGACTGCCACCAAGACTGTTGAAAAAATCCAATCCGTAACAATGAAGCCAGTGTGTTTGTTTTTCCAGCTTATTTCTGGATTTGTCCACTTTTGCCATCGTTCAGGCAGATTTGAAAATATTGATGAACTGTACCTGAATGAAATAACATCTGAAACAGATTTGCCAAGTGCAGCAAGTGCCAGATAAAACAAGGTTGCAATAATAAATGATGCCATGTTCACAATTTAGTTGAAATTTTACGAAAAATTCAATTTACTGACTGATCAATTCAATATGTTCAGCCATCAGGCCTGTAAAAATTTGCCGCGTGCCACAGTTCTTGCATTCCTGCCCTTCAGCTGTCAGGCCTTTTCCCTTTCCGGTTAATTGCAGAACTGTGCCAGCTGGCACAGTTGCACAATCATTTGACAGTTGATTCAATGCTTTCACAAAGAATTTTTCAGTACCAAGCACTATGCCTGTTCTGATCTTTCTGTTTGTTAGTTTTTGATATTCCGCCTTTGTCATGATTCCTTTTTTTCTTCCCTTGGATCAATACCGTCACCAGCCCAAATGTCAACAGCATTCTTTTCTGCATCAGTTTCAATTGGCACATTCCCGGCTTCACCCTGTCTTGCCATCTCAAACACCCTAGCCATCTGCATACTGTTTTGCCTGACACGTGAATAAACAGTCATGACAGTTTGTGCAAATGGTTCAATTCTGATGACATTTTTAAACATGTGCTGAAGTTCCTTTTTTGCAGCTTCCTGAACACTTTCACTTTCACTTGACTTGGATTCAATAAAAGCTTTCAAGACCTTCCAAAAATCTTCAACAAATTCATCCTGCCCTTCAGCATTTAAATCTGGCTTGCAAATTTTTGCCACTGCTGCAACTTCCTCAGAAATGGCATGCCTGACTGCTTCAAATTCTGCTTCATGGCTGGCCATCATCTGGAAGCCCTTCATTGCTGTTTCCATTCCATCAGCAGTGCCATCAATGTCTTTTTCTTTTTTGCTCATATTCTTTTAAAAAAGCTTGGCATCTGGCATGCATGCCAGATGCCAAGCTTTACTACTGGTTCCACTGGCCCTGTGCCTGATTGCGTTGACCCTGTGGCTGTGGAATGAATTCATTGATATACATGGTCAATGTGTTGCCAGCCCTGTCAGCTTGGCGCATGTTCTTCACTGACACCCTGACCTGTGGGCCATCCCATTGACCACCTTGCTGACTGATCACCTGCTGAAGGTTTTGAAGTGCCTGCATGAATGCCTGAAAGGCAGCCTCAACATTTGGATTGTTTGTGCTGTTCTTCATCCTGATCCATTGCAAAGGAATTTGGGCAATGTTGAAAAACAGGTTTGCCAAAACCCATTGGCTATTGGCTGGCTTTCCCTTGCCGATATGCGTTTTTTTATTTTGGCCATCATAACCGCCGCCACTGTTGTTGGCCTGCTGGTTTCCGGTCCATTGGCCCTGTGGTGGCTGTACGGGTGCTGGTGGCTGGTTCCATTGGCCCTGTGGTGACTGTGCAGCTGGTGGCTGGTTCCATTGGCCCTGTGGTGGCTGTACGGGTGCTGGTGGCTGGTTCCATTGGCCCTGTGGTGACTGTGCAGCTGGTGGCTGTGCAGCTGGTGGCTGCTGGTTCTGATTCCAATTCATTCTGTTTTTTTATTTGATGTTGGATATTGAAAAAAATGATTTCAGTAAATATACGGTTTTTTTATGGTGTTGGTTTATTCCAGACATATTTTGCACCATCTGCATCCTGCCTGTCATCATTCAGTAGCAAACCAGAAACAAAATTTTCATCATTTTCTTTGTCTGGCTCAATCAGGTTCATTGTTCTTATTCTGGTCAGATGTTCCCTTTTTTCCCTTTCAGAAATGCTTCCAGAAATCCATGTGCTTTTTTGCAAGTCTTCAAGAATGGCTGCTGAAATTTCATCAATTGAAGCAGATGGCTTCTGTAAAAAAACTCTGTTAAGTGCCTGCCTGTACAAATCTATGAATTTTCCACTGTCATCTGGTCTTGGCAAATAAGAAAATTTACCCTTTTCTAACATGATTTGCTGCATTTTCTGATCATCCCTGACAAATGTGCCCTTCTCTATGTCCCAACGAATTAGAAACTGCATGCCCCGTTCTGCCTTTCGCATAAGCTTGAAAACAACCCAACTACACCTGTTTTCTTCATCATATTCCAGCCGTATCAATGTGGCGCATTTTCTGCGCATTTCTGAACCAAGGTGACCACGTTCTTTGCCGTATGCTGATGGATTCATGTGAATGACATGGAAAATTGGGAAATTATACCTGCCAGCAATGCCAGAAAGTAAATCATATAATTCAGAAACCTTTTCTGCATCATTGACATCAGGAATGAGGTCAGCCGTGCCATCAATGAAAAGTGCATGCACACCACCATGCTTTTCAACAGCACGCTGAACAGCCCTGACAATCATGGCTGCCCTTTCCTTTTTTGGGATTTCTTTTATAGCCAGCATGTAAAAAAAATCAGGTTCAGATGTCCTGCCACTGTCTTCAATCACTTCATCCAAAACGTCCTGCACATCATCATCACTTTGTTCAGTATCAGCAGCAATAATTGCATAATTGTTTGGATTGATGCCAAAAGTGAAGCCAAAAAGGTGTTCAATTGGCTGGCCATTGTTGACAGTGTATGGCATAAGCAAGCCAGCCATAAGCTTCCTGAATAGATAGCCTTTTCCCGCCTTTGATTGTGCGCTTACTACAACATGGTCACCAGCACGCGCAACAACACCACTGCCATACTGCACAAGCCTTGGAAAAGGCCTGATTCGCGTGCCCTGCGTGATCCTGTGTTTATCTAAAACAGGATCATATTGTTTTAAGTCCTCCACAACATGGCCATCATACATTTTGGGGATGAAAGACGTGTGACCACCCTGCCCACTGAACAGGAAACCATTGCCCTTGTATTCATTCTTCACTGGCCTTCTGCTGCCATGCTTTGATGAAGCGTTTCTGTAATAACTTTTAACCAGTTTTGGCCCGTCTTCATAATCAGGTGCAATTGATTTGAAATGAGAAAGCACGTCACTTTCTGGCACACCCATGTCATTGCAGTACAAAATAAAGTCAACAGCATATTCAAAATGGTGACCTTTCTCCCATGTCTTTTTTTTGCCAACTGACTGCCATGCATGGTCAATGCATTCATCTGCTGTGTAATATTCCACCCTGTCACCATTGCCCTTGACTGGCATTTTGTCAATTTCTGGTGCCACAATTGACAAGTCATCTGGCTGCAACTGCCTGTAATTTTCAGCAAAAATCAAGTCAGGGTCAAAGCTGATAAAACGCGCCCTTGACCAGTCTTTCAAATAATCAACACCATTGACACCCTTGCCAATGAAATATGCAATCAATGTGTTGCAAAATGTTTCATGAAGTTCTGCATTTGGCTGCACGCAACACACAGCACACAGCCCATGACCACTGATGGATGTGTAAACAGCTGCCACAAACGGAAAAGTAATTATTTTTGCTTTCAGGTCATCAAGCTGGCTGGCATCAATGCCATCAATGTCAATGTCAATAAATCCTGAATGATTCAAAAGGGTGTCTTTTCTTCTTACCCTGTCAAATGTTCCAGACGTGGTGAAATTGGGTGAATTTTCTTTTGCTTGCTTGAATTGGGCTGAATTCTTGCCGTGTTCAGTTCTGGCCTGCCTGACTGCTTCAACGTGTGCTTTCCATTGCCCTTCTTTGATTCCATCCAAAATCCGCTTCAATGGCACCTGTGCAGTGACTTGACTGTTCCTGATTGAATTGTTGAAAAAAGATACATTCATTTGGTTGATGTTGATGTTGATGCTGAATTAGTACGGCTGTTTATTCATTTTTGTTGCTGCTGCTCGCTGCACCTTGTTCTGATACATTCTGACAATTTGTAAAGCTGGCATTGAAATCAATGACATAAGGCATGCAGCTTCAATAACTTCATTTCCTTCCTGCTCAATGTCATAAATTCTTGAATAGCACTGAAAGAAATAAACATTAGCCAGCCATTTCAGATGTCCTGCAAAGTCTTCTGAAGAAATTGCCCTGATGCCTCCACAGGCTTGAATTGATTTTTGAAATGCAGGGTTTGTGCTTCTTTCGACTTCCTGCCTGACATAACTTGCCACCCAATTTCTGACAGCTGCCTGCATGCTTGGCTGTCTGCCATCACCTGACAGCCCTGACAGCACCATTGATGCCCTGAATGCTTCCTTTGGCGTCCAAGGCTGCATTTTTCCACCACGTGCTTTCTGCATGCCTTCAATGCCCTTTCTTGATGAAATTGAATCAAGAAAATCATCAGAGCAAAAAACCGCATCCTTCACATGGCTTGGCAGATATGCCATCAGGTCAGGGTGAAGCAGCTGTGTGTAAATATGACTACTAACTAAGTTTTTAGTTGAAGATACCTGTTCATCAGGTTCAATGTTTAAACATTGATCGCCTGTCACATGCTTCACATTTTTCACCTCCACATGTCCCGCATCTTTTGCTTCAGAAACCTTCTTTTCTTCATTCTCCAAAGAATAAGAATATAAGTCTTTAAGACTTATATAGTTTAGGTCTGATTTCAGGCACATGTTGACGTGCCTGTTTTCAGGCACGTGCCTGTTTTCAGGCACATCTGAATTTTCGCACAATATTGACAAAAGCCTTTCATCTCGCTTGTCAGCTGGCAGTGATTTCATAAATTCATACAGCTGCTGAAACACGTGTGAATTGCCACCACTTTGCACGGTTTTGACAATCTTTTGATTCAATCTTCTCACAAAAGGCCTTCTGCTGAATTCCATCACGGAAAAGGCCTGAAGACTGACCACCCGTGGATGTTCCATCCCAATTGTCAGTGCATAGGTTTCAATCTGGTGCAGAATCCATTCATCAGACATTGGCTTTTCAATAATCAGCCCACGGTCAACCAGTTCATTGAAGGCCTGCTGCACATTGCTGTGGCTGATGCCAACCAACTTGCCAACCATGCGCGAACCATACCAAATGAAACCATCTTTGCCCATTAATTTGACAATCAGTTCAAGCATCCTGATGGCCTTTTCAGACACACCAACACACTTCAACTGTGCCTTCAGCACAATTGGCAGATGAATTTCAACGTAAAATGTGGAGGAAATCAGGGCGTCAAACTGACTTGGCAGCTGTGGCAGGTGTTCAATTTTGCCTGAAATTGCATGGTCACAAGTGTTTGCATTTCCGTTGTTTTTTTTGTTACTTGGCGAATTCATAAGGTTAAGGTTGAAAGTGAACAAAAGTGGACGGTTGCAAGCTGGCCACTTTTTTTTTGCGCAGCTTGCTGACAGAATCAAAAAAAAGCAAGGGTCACAAATGTGTGCAGAAATATGTCCAAAATCAAGGCAACCTGATTTCAAATATATTCACCAAATCTGCTGCATTTTCCTTTGCTATCTGGCATCCTTGATTCTTGACATGTAAATTCATCAGTATTCCACAGGCTGCACAGGCCACACAGGCTGCCATAAGACTTCACAACGGCTGGTTGAATCCTTCTGAACTGAATATCATTGCAGGCTGCCTTCAGGTGCTGTGGCCTGCTTTGTGGCACTTTCATCCAGTGCAGGGCACCAACTGGAAAGCCAAAGTTGAAGCCATGGTGACCACCTCCACCCATATCAATCACCGTTGCCAGCTGAAAGCCAGATGATTCAACAATGTCCATGATTGACTTTGACTTGAATGCTTTTGCCAGTGGGCAAAAAAAGACAACATTTTGTGCCAACTTCAGGCTGTGTTTTAGAAAATGATCAAAAATGCTGTAAGGTGGATTTGTCACAATCCAATCAACAGCTTCCAGATGTTCAAAGAAGTCAACACCCTTTGTGATTTCACACCATGAAGGCAGACAATGTGCAGGAATGGCATCATAAAATGCACCACTGCCCTTGCATGGATCAAGCACCCTGCCAGATGGCCAAAAGAAATCCATGATGAACTTTGCTGTGCTTGGATTTGTCATGACCATATCAGCAGCCGTGGCACTGGTGGTCTTGTTTGGTTTTGTTGGTCCCTTCATTGTTCGCTGTATTTGTTTTTTTGCGTTAAAATTTTCAATTATCAATGCAGCTTGTGCAATTGCTTTACACTTTACTGCAAGTAAATTTCTGCCTTCAGAAATATGCTTTAACATTTCAAGCAAGAAACCAGCTTCAGAAAGTGTGATAATTGCACCCTGCTGGCCACGCTAGCTAGCTTTGTACTGGTCTTCATTTTTGCCAGCCCTGATCTGCACTTCCAAGCACTGAATCAATTCATTCAAGTCAACTGGTTCTGTCATTTTATCCTGATTAGATGTTCATTTCTTCAGCCCATTCATTAGGCAATTCAGCCCATGACAGCACATTTTCTGTAATTTCTATACACTTCCATCGTCCATAACTATGAAATTGCCAGCTACGGTCTGCGTGCCTGACAACCAGTGGCAATGTATAAAACTTACCACGAACCAAGGCCAGCACTGCCCTGTCATTGTCGGGCAGTTGTGCAGGGTAGTTGGTGCCATTTTCTATACACTTCCATCGTCCATAACTATGAAATTGCCAGCTACGGTCTGCGTGCCTGACAACCAGTGGCAATGTATAAAACTTACCACGAACCAAGGCCAGCACTGCCCTGTCATTGTCAGGCAGTTGTGCAGGGTAGTTGGTGCCATTTACCGTGGCTTCATGTGGAGTATAAGTGCCACCCACTTCTGATTGCTGATGTTCAATTTTTACTGCTTCCATTATTTCTGCTTTTTCCAAAATTTATATTTTTCTTCTGCAATGCATCTGGCACCAAAGTTGGCACCGTGGCCACACTGGCCATGAATGAATGAATTGCATGTTGTGCAATCCCTTACAGCTGTTTTCCCAATTGCTTTTTCAGTCTTTGGTTTGGCTTGGTGGCTGCTTATGTAGTGCGCATCCTTGCAACGCTGGACATATTCACTGAAGGCTGCTGACAAGTTTGCGCCTTCGCTGTCCCATTGTGCCTGTTGGGCATCTGTCATGCCAGCATTGACCATCCTGCATGGTGGTGCAATTGGGTGTGGGCTGGCATTGTCCAGCTGCTGAAAACTGATGCCATACTTTTGACATACGCTGGCAGCAATTCTTGCACGGTTGCCAATGATTTTCCAGTCTGCCAATGACTGCTTCTTCTGTGGCTTCATATTTGACCTGTATTGATGTTGAATTTTTGACGTGTGTTTGTATGCTTATTTGATTTTGATTGATTCTGAATCAACCTGTGGCTTCTGGTGGCCTTCTGTGGCAAAACTTTGCTGTTGATGGTTTTGTGCAACCAATTCAATTGTTTTTTCAATATAGGCAAAAGTTGACATGATGGCCACTTCAATCAGCCTGTTCATTCCTTTTGCTTCAATTTCGGACTGAAAGATGGTGGCTGATGCTTCTGCTGTGTGGTCATTGACCAAATACCAAACAAAAGTGATGTCAAAATGTGGCTTTGATTCCTTTGTTGATTCACCATCAAGCCACAGTGCAACAATCTTGTCACCAGCTGCTTCCTTGATGATGACTTTTTCCAGTGGTGTGCATGCCTCCACCATCTGCTTCAGCAGCTTGCCTTGTTCTGTTGGGTTATATTCCATTTTGATTCTTGTTTTTAAAGGTCTTCAACAAAGTGAAAATCTGCCTTTGTTGGCCTGTGGCCTTCCATCGAACCGATAAGCGTGTATGCACCAGTTTCAATGTCAAGCCTTACAATTCCATAAACTGAATTACCTATGTATTCCACTTTTATGATTTTGCCAGCTACTGGCAGGCCGTTCACAAGCTCTGTGCTTGTGCTGGTCTTGCCTAATAACCATTTTTCATATCTTTGCTGGTGCTTCTTTTCCAGTTCAAGCCCTTTTGCCGTTCTGTTGCTTCCTTTATAATTTGGCATTATTTTTTCATTTTAATGAGTAATTTAATGATGGATGAGTCTTGCCATGGAAATTAGCGAAACTCATTTCATGCGGCTTCCCTACTTCAATTTTCATACTTTCCACGTTTTTTCAGGCCATCTTTTTTCAATCCAGAATGCCTGCTTTTTAGCCAGCTTGTCAGCAAATCCCGTCTGAATCAAATCATGCATGACTGCTTCAAAATATTCCTTCATGGTTGGCACCAAGGCAGGTTTTCTTTCAAACATGGCCTGACCAGCCAAAATAAAACAACCTTCAGTTGTAGGTGACCACAATTCACCACGGTTGGCAGGCCTGAACCAAAACTGATTGTAAGCAAATTTTTCAGCACCAGCCATGCACATGTAAAAATCATGCTGCACGGTTTCATCAAATTTGGCAAACAGTTTTTCATTTGGTGACTTGCCGCCATCCCAATCTTTAGCTGGATTCCATTTTGATGTTGATACTTTGTGATCTTCCAGCAGCTGGCCACCATTCAGCTTGCCATCAATCTTGCCACTGATGACAACCTGAAAACCATCAATTTCAAATTCCCATGGCACAACCGTCACTTCAGCTTCCCTTGCATGCTTTGTGGCCTCCACAAACTGCTTCACTTCAGTCAATTGATAGTCTGGAATGAATATATCAAATCCTTGGTCATGTGGTGCCTGAAAGCCATGCCAAGCACCATATTGGCCAACATTGCATTCACCACCCGTTTCAATAAACAGGTGAACAGCTGTGCCAACAGCCATGGCCTGTGAAGCCTGTGATTTTTCCAGCCAGCTGCTGAAAAGTGTTTCAAGGTCTGGAAACAGCACGGTCATTTTCACTTTGCCATTTTCGTCACGGTATGTGGTGCCATCTTCATTCTTGGCAGGCATTTCAGTTTTCAATAAATACTGCTGATACTGATTCAACTTGCTGACTGATATTTGAATTTTTTTATTGCTCATAATTCTTTTGAAATCAACCATCACACCCAACCACCTTTGGTGGCCTTCAGCCTATTATCAATGTTTATTTTTTTTTGTCTGCTTCAGAATGGCAAATCAAGGTCGTCTGATTCATCACTGCCATCAGGCATTTCAGATTCATTCAGTGCAATTTTGGCCTTTATACTGTTATTTGCTTCCATGATGATGTGCTGCCATTGTTCTGCGCTGAAGGCAGAAACCATTTCGGGTGTGAAGTTGTACATTTTCTGAAGCCTTGGAACCAAGGCCCATGTTTTGACGGTTTCAATATTGATGGCATCCTTTCTTTTCAGCAGTTCTGCCACACCAGTCAATGCCAACACTGCCTGTGCAACCATTTCATTGCTGTTGTGCTGGCTGGCAGTGGGAATGTCAACAATTGCACCAAAAGTGGAGGCAATTTTCTGCACGTTTGATGAAAGTGTGTCAATGGCTTTCAATTCAGCATCTGGAATGTGAATGAAATCAGTTGGCACCACATCATCTGACTGACTAGCCTGCTGTTGAATTTTCTGTGCAGCTGATATGGTTTGCGCCATCAGCTTCAGTTCTTCTTCTGTGGCTGTGTGGGCTTCCTGCTGCACAAAAGAAAACTTCTGGCCAGCAACCATAACATCAGCAGGGTTGATGCCAGTTGGCTGCATTGCATCAATGGCCATGTTCACATCGTCTTCATTATACCCAAGAAAGGTAGCATTGGCAGGATTGTCAAGTGACAAATCCTTTTGTCCTGCCAACTTTGCCAGCATTTCACTGTGGTCAGAAGGGTCAGCCACCTGCATGCTTTCTGGAAACTTGTTTGCAAATTTTGGGCTACTTCTGACAATGCTTTTGATTGCTTCCATATCCACAGCACCTAAAGGCTTCACCCTTTTTTCTGCTGCCTCCACAGAGCCAGCCAGTACGAATTGAAGGTCAGCTGCAAGGCTGTTAATTTGCGTCTTCAGCGTGTTGATAGCTTGCTGATTTGGTGCCTGAAGCAGGCTGGATTCAAATGAATTGATCAAAGTGGCACGGCTGCCAGACAGCATGTTTTTCTGCATTTCTGCCAGTGGCTTGATGACATGATTTGCAAGCAGGCTTCTGAAATCATCATTGCCACCTGATTCAACTTTCAGTGTGGGCAGGCCCGCACTGTTTTTGGCTTCATAGCTGGCTGAAGGATTCCATGAAAGATACCTGATGTCACCACCGACCATGTGGAGGAAACCAACCATGTCAGCACGATTCATGACAATATTCAAAACTTTGTTCCCAATCACAGCAGGCTGCCATCTTGCATGGTCAGTGCCTGCCAATGTCTTCTGCTCTGCCCTGTCTGCTGTGATCACAACGGCAAACCCTGCGTCAGTGATGGTGGCAAATAATTCCTGAAAGGCTTCACCAACTAGCCTGTACATTTCAAGAAAGTGTTCAGGCTGCTGTGTCATTGGAAAATTCCGCTGAATAGCAGGTATAATTGAATCAGACACCAGTTCATTCAGGCCATTCAGAATGATGGTGTCAAACCTTGAACGCATTGCCAGAAACCAGCCTTTGTGAATGGCTTCAACAATGTGTTCGTACTTCTGAAAAATGATGGTTTCTTTGGCCTGAAAGGCAGCACGTCTTGCACTGTCATCAAAGTCAATCAATAATGCATTTTCGCTGGCAGTGACTGCCAAGGTTGTCAGGCCAATGCCTGCTGCACCATATATCAGCAAAATTGGTGGCTTCTGTGGCAAATCGCCCTGCTGTGTTACTACTTCCAGTTTTAGGCCATTGTAAAGCTGGCCACTGGTTTGTTTTTCTGTCATGATTTCAATATTGATGTTGAAAAAAATGTTTCAGCTAATATACGTTTTTTTATTTATCTAGTTGCTGCACTTGGAACATAATCAGGCAGCCATCTGCTTCTGATCATATTTGTGACCTTGGTCTTCAATCCAAAATGGCCAGCCAATGGCACCTTTATTTGTACATCTCCCTGCTGAACAAATACAGCATCAATGGCATCAATGATGTCGCCTGCCTGCCTGACATTCTGACAGGTGTCAATCATTTGATTAATTAGCTTGAATTTCTCATATCTTGACCATGCCCAACGCTCACAATTTGCTTTGTTTTGATCTGGAAAAACGTGACGTGCAATTGCTGTCAGTTCAATGATGTCAGGGCTGTGGTTCACTTCAGCGTACCATTGTGCCAATGCAGCCTTTATTGCATCATCTGGATTTCTGTAATTTTCCCTGACATTGAAAAGGATTTCTTTGAATCCTGCAAACCTGAAGTCATCAGATTCAATTTCAATTATTTCATAAGTCATTGGAATGCCAGTGGTGTCAACATCCATGTTTTCAAAATCATCAATGTCCATCAATTGGCCATCCACATCAACAAGTGTCTTTTTCTTCTTCTTTTTCTTAATGCCTTCAAGCGTCCAGCTTCTTTCTTCATTTGGCCTGCCATGAAGCAGGCAATTGCCCACGAAATCCATCATAATGTGGACGTTTTTGCCTGCTGATGGCCTCTTGCCGCGTCCTGCCATCTGAATATGCAATGCCAGCGACTTTGTTGGCCTGCACATCAAGGTGCAGCCAATGTTGGGCACATCAAAGCCTTCTGTTGCAATTTCAATGTTGCACAAAACCTGAATTTCTTTTCTTTCAAAGCCCTTCAAAATCTGGTCACGCAAAATGTCATCTGTTTTGCCATCCAAATATGCAGCAGTGACACCATTTTTGATGAAGGTTTCTGCCAACCTTTGATGATGGCCTTTTTCAATTCCCTTGCCACCCTTGATGCAAAATGCAATGGTTTGTTCATCACCTCCACCGTGCGCTTTCCAGAAGTTAACAACGGTCTGACACGTTTCATCTGTGTTCAGAATTTCATTCAGTGGTTTCATGTCATATTCACCAGCCTTGACCTTCAGCTTTCTGGCATCTGGTATCAATTTCACCTGATGAATCAAGTCAGGCACCAGCCCTGTCAGCCTGCTGCTGTCAGCCTTCCAGATGTCTTCAAGCTGCCTGACCTGTATGAATGGCACAAGCCTGTCAAAACATTCACTGAAACCTGTGCCGTCCATTCTGATTGGCGTTGCTGACACACCAAGCAAAAGCGAATCAGGGAATGCGTTTATTACTTCCAGCCAGCTTTTGGCTTTCAGGTGGTGGCATTCATCAACAATGACCAAAGTGGGCACAATGCCAAATATTTCTTCAACCGTTTTTTTCTTCAGTCTGGCATGCAGTGTTTGGATGCTGGCCACCTTGAAAGGGAATGAACGTGACCTGCCCATACCACTTTTTATAATATCAGCGTGACCGCCAAACCATTGCCAGAATTTTTGTGCAGCCTGCTTGACCAGTTCCACCCTATGGCACAACACCAGAACTGGTGCATGACCTGATTCAATCAGACAATCAGCAATATAATTGAAAATGAATGTCTTACCTGCACCAGTTGGTGCCTGAAGCAACTGCCTTTTGTATGCAGATGCTTCAGGCTGTTGCAGATTCCAGCCATCCAGCAGACTGCTGATTGATGGCATCTGGTACCATCTTGGTTGTATGTTGCTCATTCTTCGATTTGATTTGGAGGTGCTGTCAAAAATAACTGGCCACCAGATTCAATCATCTGTATCATCTTGTCTTTATCATGCAAGGTTCCAAGCATGAAAGCCAATTTGCACAGGCCTTTGTAAAGCTTGACAAAGAAGGCTGCACGGTCTTCGTTGTAGTCCATTTCAACGGTTCTGACCTTATATCCAGAAGGTGGAACAGTGGCTGCAATGGTGTCCAAATAGCGAAGATTGTAATTGGTTTCATCTGTTGGTGTTTCTGTGTTTCCGTGATGATCCCATTCTTCAATATTGCCATATTCCACACGAACGTCACCAGACTTATATCTGAATGATCTTTTTACAAATGGCTTTGCATAAAACAGAACACCAGTTGCAGCAGGACTGGCAGAATGTGTGCTGTGGCTTCCGTCCTGCCAGCCTTTCTGCTGATCAACTTCACCATCAGTCTCCCAGTTCAAATTGGGTATTATTTCACCATCAACTGTCAGGCCAAAACTGCATGTGGATCTGATGGCATACCTGATGATGATGACTTCTGATTCCAGCACACGTGACAAACATTCATCCAGCACTTCAGCCACCTGTAAATTCAAAGCTGACAGTGTTGGCGCATCAAAGAATCCTTTGTTGTTCATTCTGTTTCTGTGGTGTTCAAGGCTGACACCAGCAGCTTCAATGGTGTCCACATCTTCTGGCTTCAGCGTTGTGCTGAACTGGCCTTCCGTGGTGACGTTCACAGTGAAACTGACTTTCATAAATTCCTTCATGTCAGCACTGTGTCTGACTATTGTTTCAGTTTTTAATCTTCCCATGATCGGATGTTGTTGATTTTTCTAAGTTTTGACAATGATTGTTCACATTTCCTGCATTCAGCTGCAATGGTTCTGCTGGCCACATCCTTCATTAGAAATGTTTGGCACCACTGGAAGGACTTGGCAACACTGATTCTGCATCCACACAGTGGCCTTCCTTTTGAATCAACAATGTGTGTCTTTGTTGATTTACTGGCGGGCATGGCAGGAATGCCAAACCAGCCAATTGCAAGCCTGCTGTTTTTTGTAATTGGCTGCCTTTTTAGCCCAATCTGAAGACGTTCTGCACGTCTTTGCAAACAGGATTGATATGATTTTTCTTGGCTGGTGCGCCATCCATTAGGATTGCAAACAGGGCAAACCCTTTTCAGATTTTTACTGTTCTTTAGATGTCTTTCAAAATCCCTGTCACCATGTGGCCAGATACGTGCAATCAGCCAACTGATGCTGGCTTCAGCCACTGCCTTCATGATCTTTGCACCAGTGCCATTCATGTGCTGTTCAAGCCTGTCATCAGCCCTGAAGGATTCTGTATATCCACAGTAATGCTGTGCATGTGACAGCTTTGAATCAAAGTGAAATAAATAAACCATTGATGTGATGCTGATGTTGATACTACATTGACAATGCAAGTGCTTTGAAACTTTTCCAAACCTTGCTTTTCTTGTCCACCCTTAGCAGCCTGCTTCTGTTGTCAATACCAGTGGTGACAGGCTTGCTGACCTTTTTGCCAAGGTCTGTAAAAAGCCCATTGTCACAGAAATTCTGACAGAATCTGTATGTGGTCACCTTTGGCATGCCTGTCCAATAAATCAGGTCAGAAGGTGTGAATGATTCAAGGTCATTTTCATAAACATAAGAAAGCAAAATCATTTGCTTGTGTGAACTGATGCCAATTTCTTCATTGAATTTTTGAAGGTCTTTGAAGAATGCATGAATGCTTGGCTGCTTGTCTGTCTTAGTCAATCCCATTTGTTTTTTTTAGTTTCATTGATGATAATAAACTGAACGGCAAAAAACAAAACAGGTTGCATAAATGCAACCTGTTTTTCAAAAACATCAACATCAGAATCAGGCAGTGCAAACGCGGGATGCCTGCACACACAGGCCTGAATTTTCTTTTTTACTTTCGCCTGCAACCCATTGCAGGAATTTCCTGTTGTATGGCTGGAATGGCTTATAAATGAAATCTGAAAGCATTCCCCCAAAATGAAGTGCATTTTTTATACCCAACAGTACAAAAACGATAAACCATAAAGGAATGTTTATCATAAAGGCCAGAATTCTTCTGACAAACCTGAAAAATGCAGCAATGAACGCAATCAACAATGGCCCACTTCTTCTGTGCATTTTACCGTGAATGACTTGAAGCCTGAAAAGCATCAGCCAGCTGCACCAATACCATTCTTGCCCATTGCCAGCTTCATGCACCCTGCTGGCCTGCCCAACTATCCTGTGACACACTGTTTCAAATTTCTTGGCTGCTGATGCCCTTCTGAATTTCAGTGGCCTGATGATGTCCCAAATTCGCCTGCTGTTGCCAGTCTGATGCTGGCCACGTCTGTCAAGCAGGCTGGTTGTATATCCAATTTTGACCTTGAAGGCACCCTGAAAAATAGTTCGGGCAATGATCATCAGCCAAGGTTCATCAACCATGAAATATACCCAACCTTTCTGAACTATGTTTTTAGTTGATGCCATGCCTAAAATACGGCAAAAATTTAATTCAGTTCTGTCACCGTCTGGCAGTCCTCCACGGTCAATGCAATCAAGCTGGAAAATGCCTGTTTTGACATTTCAAACCAGCCACCTGTCACACCTTCATCCAGTGCCAATTTGTATGCCCTTTCACGTTTCCTTTGTGCTGCTGCCCTGCTGGAAAATGGCACCCTTGGCCCAATCACAAATTCAGCATCAGGCATGTCATCAGGCATCTGTGACACTGTGATTCTGCACATTCTGTCATTCTGTAAAAAAATAAGGAAAAAATCAGTGTTCTGTTTGTTCTGCATGTTCGCTTGGCTTTGATGCTGCCTGCTCACTGCTGGCATTTTACTGCAAATCTGATCATTCTGACCATGTTCTGTGTTGATGTTCTCCGAACAATAGCACGTGTTCTGTCAATCTTCTTTTTCAGTTCCATCAGCATTCAAGCCGCGCATCCTGTTAATCATTTCCTTCAGAATCTTGATTTCACGCTGCTGCACTTCCATTGTTTCATGCATTGCAACTTCAAATGATGACAGCTTGCCTTCATCAACAACTTTTTGAATTTTTTCTGCTCTTGGTGGCCTCACATTGTCAATGCCCATTTGCATCAGCATTCTTTCAACTTCATCATCAGAGCCAAACCCTGATTCATCACCAAAGGCTTCAGGGCTTCCAGCACGCTTCAAGGCTTCAATGGCCGCCTTGTATGCTTCTGTTCTCTTTATGTATTTATAGCCCATTCGTGCCAATATGACACCAAGGCCAACTGCAACCAGATACCAAATTGAAATCCTGCTTTCAAACTGGCCCTGACATTCAAGACAGAAATAATTTTTGAAAAGTGCCCATGATAAAAAGACAGTTCCTGCCAATGCATACAGGCCACAGAATGTCAATACATAAGCCACAGCCTTTTTCAGTGCCCGTGACTTTTCCCTGCCAATTGCTTCTGTTATTGATACTTTATAAGGCATTTTTTTTATTCCTTTTCGCGTTCATCCCACTTCGTAACGATGACAATTACCATCAGGCACACAGCCATCAATGGCAGCAGCAGGATGGCCACCAATCTGGCCAGCCTGCTGCTGATTTTTGTTTCAGTTTTCATTGATCCTGCTTGCATCAATTCTGACCTTGTTCCCCGTGGCTTTCACATCCTGAAGCATCATGGCCAGCTGTGTCAATTCTTTTGGTATGACTTCACCATTGATCAATGCCACACCAGATGACTGAACATGACTGGCAGGTTTTTTTGGCATTGGTTGGCTTTTATGCGCTGTGCTGGTTTTGATCACCTCCACAAGCCTTGAAGCAGCCTTGCTAACCACCATGACCAACACCTGACTGACCTTGACTGACACCTGACCAGCAATGACAGTGCCCTGACTAAGCTTTGCACCAACATGACTAACACCTGACCAGCCAAATGCCAGTATGACTGACAGTTTTTTTGCTGACCACTTGGCTACCCTGAAGGCCCAATATTTTTTGCCATCCCTTGTCAGTAGATATATCTGCCATCCCACAAACATCAGGGCAATGACAGTCAATACCACACCAGCCACAACAGCAAACACCTGTGGCCAGATGGATGGCCTGACCACCCTGAAGCCCATGTCAGCAGCTGGTGGCTTTGCCCATATTCCATTGGTGGCACGAAGCACCATGGCAATGACACCAACAGCAAAAAAAGCCTTAATCAGACCAAGCCAGTTGGTGCCACCACTGACATGTTCTTCCTTCAACCAAAAATGATGATTGCCACAATCATCTGCTTCATGCCTAAACAAACTTGATTCTTCCATTTTGCTTCTGTTTTAAAATGTTTGACTTGCTATATAAGGCCCACAAAAGGCCCGTGTTGAATTGTTTCCTATTTTGACACACTTGCACCACCATCTGAATACATGGCACCAGTGATCTGCTGAAAGGCTTCCTGTGCCCTTTCCCGGTCATGATGCTTGCCACAGCCCGGGCAGGTGGCCTGTTTGTTATTTCTTGAAGTTTCAAATGGCTTGCAATCACCTGAATTGTCTATGCCTCCACAAAACACCACATAGTCACGCCTACTGTTGCCAGACAATGCCCACATGTTTGCTGCAAATTCAAATATTTTGACCTTGCCAGACGTGGAGACCTGAAGATTTTCAAACTTTTTTTGCCAGCTGGCTGCCTGTTCTGAATGGCCCTGACTGCCTTTTTGTAAAACGTCTATAAATGAATGCACACCCTTCATGACATCCTGCAATGGCCAAAGAATTTCAGGCATTTTCTGCCAATCAATCAGGCCAGCCGTGCCACCTGTTTCAGCGTAAATGTCATATTTCAATGAATCAACATTCTTGAAATCTTCTTCAAGGTCTTTCCACTTGATGGCCAGACCAGTCACAACAGTTCCAACTGACCATTCAGAAGCCAAAATCAAAACATTGTATATCTGGCCAATCCAGAAAAAGAATTCATTTTGTGGATTTTTGCCATAAGCGTGCCAGATGGCCACGGCAAAACCAGCCGTGACAAGTAATGACATGAAAATCATGGCAATTCCCCATGTTTTGCTGATTCTTCTGATATATGTGTTTGAAATCACAAAAATGGCCCTCAATGCCTCCACAACCATAATGAAGAAGAATGAAGCCACAATCTTTGATGTTGATGCTGTCTGCTGGCCACCTTGGCCATCAATCAGTGGCACAACATAAAGAAGGGCAGACACAATTGCAGCCGCTGACAGGGCAGCAATGAATGCAGAAAGAAGTGTTTTTTGATTCATTTGAATGATATTGATGTTGACGAGAAAAAAGTTTCTTCCAATATACGAAAATTGCAAAAACCAGTTCACAAAAAAAAGTCAACCAATTGGCTGACTTTTTTTTGTGCAATCTTGTATTTCACAAGAATGAAGCTGATTTGAATTTTCCGGCTAAGGTTTCCACCTGCTTTCATCTCTTTTGCTTCTTCTGATTCCAGCCACTTGATGGCTTTTTCTTCACTGTCAAGGGCTGAAATATCAATGAACAGCTTTTTCATTTCGTCCAATTCCTTTTTCATGAACGATGCTTTTTCTTTTTCAAAATTGGCTTGCATCCAAGGCAGGGCATTGATGATAATTTGTAAAATGATTTCCATTTTTTTGATGTATTTGATGTGAATGAACTGCCAAGCTTCATTGCCCAACACTTCAAAGATGCAAAAAAGGTTTCAGGCTTGCAAACATATTTGAAAATAAATGCAAAAAAAAGGCTGATCATCGCTGACCAGCCAAAAAAGAACGTGGATGCAGTTGCCCTAAGAAATGGGCAAATTATTCAATAATCGTTTCAATTCATCACGTGAAGCCAGTACACCTGCTTTCAGTTTTTCATAAGTGGCTGTCATGGCTTCCAATTTCAATGTCAGGTCTTTTTTGTCAATTTTTAGCGCATTGATACTAGCCTGAAGTGCCTTGGCTTCAACTGCTGCTGCATTCACTTCAGCCACCAAGGTTGCATTCTTAGCAGCCAGTTCAGCATTTGTGGCCTTCAGCGTGTTCACATGTTCTGTTGCTGCTTCAAGCATACCAGTGACAACCTTGACTTCAGCAGCCAGCTTGTCACAGTCACAGTCACAGTCACAGTCAGGGTCAGGGTCAGTGCCTCCACCTGTTGCCACTCCAAAGAATTTTGAAAAAGGCATAAATTCCCGCATATTTTCAGGCAGCATTTCAGCAAACCAGTTGGCAAATTCTTCCCTGACTGCTGGCACGTCTTCAGGTGTGCCAGTTCTCCATACATTGGCCCTTGCGCCCTTGTATGGCCAAACACCCGTGCCATCTGGAAATTCTTCAGGTGTTATTCTGGTTTGCCTTCCATTCACCCAATCCACAAAATTATAAATTCCTGGATATTTCCGCGTATTAAAGTAAAATGCTTCGCATTTACTGAATTCTGACAAATAGCCTTCACTGCCATTGACTGGCTTTGACTGCTGTGCTGCACCTGTGCCATTCCATGGACTTCTGACACCTGTGCCAAAAAAATCTTCACCAGCTACCGTCTTTGAATCAGTGTAAAAATTTGCATTTTTTGATGCAGTCTGCAATGTCACATTCATCCCATTGATAGACAGCACATTTTTGAAAAGCGTGTTGGCCGCGTATTTTAGCACTTGGCCATCTCCTGATTCAACATATTGACCATCCCACTGATATGACAGTGCATCTGTCAGGAAAGGGCATCCGTCTTGCCTCACTTCAGGTGTTGCGTGCCCAACAACAGCCACATTCCTGACCACGGCGCCAGATGACTGCACAATGCCATCTGCATCACGCTTGACCAGTTCTGGCATGGATGCCAAGACAGTGTTCATCATATCGTGAAAAATTCTGATCCTTTGACGCAATTCATCACCAGCCTTGCCCTGCATGGTGTTGATGATGACATTTTCAATCAGCACGTCTTCCTGTGTCGTGATGATGTTCTGAAGATTTCTGACACCAAGTGCATGCCTGCTAAATTCATTGCTTCGCTTAATATCATTCCATTTTTTTAGTGCAGCATATTGTGTAATTGCATGCCCATTTGCGTCACCTCCACCTGCAACAGCCTGTTCAAAGGTGATGATTTGACCTGCTTCATAGATGTCAGGGTTTGGGTCGTATTCAATCAAGCCATCAATATGAATGGCCTTTTTCCCATCTTGCGCCCTTCCTGCATATCCGCCCTTGATCATCAGACCAGACAGGCCAAATGTTTTCACATTTTTCACCCTGAAGCCAGTGGTGTGGCCAATGTGGTTTGACTGGAAGAATCTTGGCACGGTATCAAAGTCAGCTGGTGCCACACCTTCAGCATACTTTGCATTAATATTTTCAAATTCAATTTCAAGTTCCCAATTGGCAGGAAGCCGTGACCGCTTCCGTGGCAACATGATTTCAAACAAAGCAGGCCCACCAAAAGTGGATGCATCGAAATTCAGAAACCTGAATTTGCCACCACCCGAAATGACAACAGGGCTGATGTCATTTCTTTGCCAATCCAGCAGGCCACCAAAGTCAATTGTTTGCCACCCTTTGCCAATTCCATCTGATAAAATAAGCTGCTCAGTCATGATTTTTGTTTGATTGTTGCTGATTTTACTGTTCTGGTTCTTCAGTCTGGCTTGATGCTTTTTTCCAAGCCATTTTATCAATATTTATCTTGATTTTTGCATGCTCTATTTCAAGCCGTTTCAAAGCAAAGGCAGCACGTGAATTTTTGATTGTATAAGTAAGAGCAACAGCAGAGAAAGCAAGGGTAAGAATTTGCACCCAATTTTCAGTTAAGAAACTGAAAATTGCAGCAAGTATTGTGGCGAATGTTCCTAACAATCCGCCAAGGTCGCCCGATGTGGTTTGTGGCATTTTTTTTATCACTTTTGAATCAGTAAATGAATGTTTTTTGCTTTCAATGCCAAATACCATTTTTTTATGTTTGTACTTTTTTGAACCAATTCCCTGACATGCCTGATTGGTACTTCAACAACTTCTTTCATTTCCAATTTCCCTGCCTGATCTTCCTGCCAATTTTGTGCAAGAAACCTTCTTCCACGGTATTTCTGCACAATATAGAAATTGTTCAGCACTCTTTTTGGCCCTTCTTCAGTTGTGTGCTTCGTTAGGTCAACAATGGATAAAAAAGCCTGTTTTGTACCTTTCATATATTTTCCCTTATCGTCCAGATTGAAAGTTTATTGTCTGTCCTGTCCATTGCTATTGAAACAATTGACAATGCGCGTGCTGTTCCTGCTGGAATGATGCCCAATTCTTCCAGCCTGTCAAACATTGAATCTGCATTTACAGTAAAGCCATTTGAATTCATGCTGCCAGATGGTGACAGTGCGGTTTCAATGGCAGCTTTGTTGCTGGCACCATTCACAATGCTTGAAAAATCAAGAATACCATTGCCAAAATTCAGGTCATCATTTGCAATTGAATTGCCACCATTTTTGACATATCTGCCCACATAAGCAAATGGCACATCAAGGCTGGTGCCTATGTAAATTTCAATAGAAAATCTGTACCCGTTATCATTGGCAATTGACTGTCCAGCCCTTTTTGATCCGCGTGTACTGAATACAGCCTTGCCATCATCCCTGTATTTTGCATTTTTTGACCTTGCATAAAATTCTGGCTTTTTTTTGGTGGTCAGGTATATTTCAGAATCAATTGCAGAGTATAGGCCAAAAACTTCTGCTGCTGCTGCTTGTATGCTTGGATAGTCAGTAGGGAAGTTAGAACGTGTCAGCTTCAGAAGTGCCCTGAATTCAGGTGAATCAGGTAATGGTATGTCACTGCCAATGTATGGTATCAGCCTTGGTGCTGGTACTGATTCGCCTTGAAAATGCCTATTTCCAATCACAGGCAAATCAGGGTTTTCATTCTGGCTTTCTTCTTCCAGCCCATGAATGACAGAAGTTGCCAATGTGAATGGTTCAAGGCTGCCTGATGCATCAATTTTCCAAAAGATGTGATCTTTCAGAACGGTTGCAGTCAGTGCCCTATTATTACCAATTATTATTGACATATCAAAAATATAAGCTGCCACGGTTGGCAGAAACCAAATCAACTGTGTAAACGGTTGTCACATCACCTGTGCTTCTGTCATACTTCCTGATGACATGGCCAAACCGTTCTGTGATGTAATATACATCAGAAAGGGCAGGCCATTCAATTATTCCACGTGGTACGTTGAATTGAGCAGAAAGGCCATTGCCATCAGTCGTTGCAGCCACACCATCACCAGCAATGGTGTCAATACGCCAATCACCATTACCACCACCACCTGTGATTGATGTAATTTTTTTTATTTTGTTATTCGATCTGTCTGTCAGAAGTATTTCAGTTTTTGCATTAAATTGGAAGCCAGTGTGCATGCTTTCAGATGTAACAAAGCCAACAGCTGGCGCAGATGTTGGCAAAGGTCCATCAGCATCAATGGAAAAATCAAACATGCCAAGCCGCGTGCCACTCCAATTGGCAAGGATGGTTGGGTCACCAGTTGTTTTAATTCTGAACATTCGCTGAAGGCCAGCAGCAGCAGAACCGGCAAAAAGATAAATTTCACCTGTGAATGGATCAAGCGAGCCAGCACCTGCACCATTCGTGGTGCCCATTTGTGCGCCTGTCACTTCGAGCATTGCATATGTATCACCAACACCAGTGTAGTAAATAAACATGTAGCTTCCAAACCAGCCACCACCTAACGTTGGTCTGCCATTGTATATCCTGAATGTGTCAAGCACAATCACTGGTGGCAGCGACACGGTCACCAACATTTCCACAATATCCCATTCAGCCGTGCCAGTATTCCATGAAAGCTGAAGAAGTGAATGATTGCTGCCTGTGCTGTCCTGATTTGATAGATATAAAATGTCCCTGCCTCCTGATTGCCTTGTTGTGTCTGCCAGCAGCCCTGTATAGCCAAGGGTTCCAGTTGCTGAAGCATCTGTGAATGCCCTGACTTCTGGATATTTTTTTACACACCCTGTTGCAATGTCAACTGCCATCAAATCCTGAACAGCAGAACTGCCACCAGCTGCACAAAAAAGAATTTCACCCGTTTGTGAATCAACTGTCAATGGAATTGGTTGCACAACACGTGCTTCAACCTGTGCCCTTGGATTGTTTGTGGTTGATTTTGGGCTATTGGAAACAGCAGCACAGGTTGTGTATGCCTCCACAGCCAGAAGTGTGCTGTTGCCTTCATCTGTGGTAGGCAGGCAACCAGTCAGCCTGTTTGCTTCACAAAAGTTTGCTTTCAGAAAGAAAATATCAATGGCACCAGTCAGCCCAACTGCTGAAAATACGTCAAAATATGGCTGAAAATCTGCCCAAGAAATGATGCCACTTGTGCCATCAGTCCGAACAAACACAGGATCAAGTGAAGCGGTTGGCAAATCGGTTGTGAAGTCAATGGCAACAGAATAATCAAACGTAAATCTGTTTATGATCTGGCCTGAAATCGAATCAACAAAAGAAAACACCAATGAACAGCCAGCTGTTGGCCCTGTTGGCACAGCACCCGTGGCAAAGTCATACACTTGGCCGGAAAAAGTGACATCACCATTGACATCTGTGGTTGAATCCGTGCCCACACCTGCCACATTTGGTGCAGACACATCACCATCAAACTTCACAATCAGAAGTGGTGCAGGTATTAAGACATCATCAGCCATTCCAGCTGATGCAGAAACTGCCTTTGTGCATCCGCAGTCATCTTCAGCCTTCATTGTCCCATAAATGACCAAGGATGCAACCAAGTCATTCTGCTGTGTAATTACAGGGCTAAAAAAATTAGTCCAATCAATGGCTAATATTGAACCAGCAGCAGCACCCTGTGTAATGGTCATTGTTGGCAGGCTGCCAATGGTTGACTGAACAATTGGGCCAAATGTTTCAGTTCCAATGTAGAAAGTCCAGCTGATGCCATCTGTAACAAATCCAGTGACACAGGTGGTGATGGCTGTGCCATAAAAGGTGACAACAGATACATTGTTCACAGCAATCAATGACGCTGTTATACTGCAATCCTGTTCAGGTGGACAGGCAATATCAATTTCAGTAAAATGGTTTCTTGTTCCCATTACTCTAACTTCAGGCACATGTTGCACACATTCTCAACCAGCATTTCAAAACTGGCTTCTATGGCAAATATATTCAATTGATTCTTTTGTATTTTTTCAAGCTGTTCAGGAAAATATTTTTTTGTGATGGCCATGGCATTCATGTCAATATTTGCACCAGAATTTGTGATCATTCCAGACAAATTGACCTGAACACCAGACGTGTCAAGCCCACAGCCAATAAAGGTGTCAGCTGGTCTAAAAATGGACATACCACGCCAAAACATCAAAGGATCAAAACCGCTGAAGCCCATGGCCACAAATGAACATTTTGCAGAGAACGTGACACCGTATGCAGGGTGACTGACTCTGCCCTGCACTGTCTTCAATGAATGAACAATGCCAAATGTTTGCATCAAATTGGCATCATTTAAATGCAGCTGGCTTCCATCGTTAGCCTGATACCTTGACTTTGTGACACCGTTTTCAACAACCTGAAAAAGTGTGCCAAAATCATGATTGTCAATATCAATGCAGGTGGCTGTCTGAAACTGTGTTGCCACAGATTTCAGCAGTATGGCCATAAATGGCAAGTCTATTTGCTTCTGTTCGCCCATTCAAAAGATACATCAGCAAAGAAGTTGTCAGTTTCTTTTTTTGTTGGTGAAAATATTTCTTTCTGATACAGTGATTCAAGGTGTGCTGCTTTTTCAGCAGCTGATGCACCTTGCTTGTCTGGTGTTTGTTCTCCAAGAAACCCAATTCTGTATGCACCAAGGTCATTCCTTACAAATCTGTAAGATGTTTGAAGGTGGCCACTATATTTCAAGTCAACTTTTTTGGTTTGCCTACCGCTGAAAGCCCTGAAATCTGAATAGCCAGCAGGCAGCTGCACTGACACACCAGTTGATGAAATCAGGTTTGCTGGTATGCGTCCAACACTTGCAAAATTCCTGATCAAAGCAAAATAGGGCTTTGTTGAATAACCGTTTCCAATTGGGCTGTCATTGCTGTCATGCCCTTGCACATGCACCCTGTTGGCCATATCACCTGCAAGGCCTTCACCTGCAATTATTATTGCCTGATCCAATACATTAAGCGTGTCTTGAATGTATTGCCTGACACCATCAAGGCCAGCAATCATGATGAACGCTTTTTGCGCCTTGCAAGCATCAAATCAGTTGATGTTGATGCTGCAAACCTGTTCTGGCTGGTTTGCAGCATGCTTCTGGTCTTGGTGCCACTGGTTTGTGCAGCCTTGAATTGCTGAAGAATTTTGCTTTCAGTTGTTTTGTTTGTTTTTCCGCAACAGGCCATAACTATTTTTTTTAGGGGATTGTGTAAAATTCGCGCGTCAGGCTTTCAGCGCATGGAAAACAGATTGAACAGTCTGGCATCACATTTTTGCTGATGTTGTCCATGAATATATTCAATTTTGTTCCTGCCCTTTCAAAAAGCCGTGACCTTTCTTCAGAATCTGTCAAGGTGGCTTCATTTATTCTGCTACTTGCCTCCACTTCGCTGAACAATTCCATGGCAACTGCATACTTGAAGCCATGGCCAAATTCTTCACGATTGATGCAGATGAATGGTTCAATGCTACATCCAATTGAATACTGAATGCGCATGCCACAATTTATTGCATCTGTTCTGGCTGAATACAGAATTGGGCCAGTGCTGTCAAATTCTGCACAGGTGGCAAAGGTGGCAGTACAGGCACAGGACTTGCACAAATTTTCATAGTACCCTGCACCATGCTGATCAATTTCCAGTGTGGCTGTCACAGATGCATCATAAGCCACTAAAATTTTCCTGATGCCAAAATACTTTGTGCCAATTCTGATTGATTTGAAGCCAACTGTGGCATTGTCAAAGGCGAATGTGTCAAGAAGTTCACCCGTGTCAAGGTCATACACAAACAGGTTTTCAGATGCTGCACCGCTGCCATCAGAATACAATTCAACATCTGCAATGTTTGCGTATAGGTAGGGACTTTTTTCAAGCCTGATGATGGTGCCACGCAATTTGTCAGCCTCCACGGGGATTGGCGTGTGTGGCGTTCTCCATCTGGCAGTGTTGATGGTACTGATGATTGTCTTTTCTTTCTTGCTGGCACCAATTGAGTTCTTGACCAGCTGCACAAATGCTGGTGCAGCTTCTGCAATCAGGCTGGCCAGCACATCTGATGCAGTTGGCTGGTCATCTGACACCAGCAATTCAAGCATCTGATTGGTGACACCACGCACATCATTCAGATACACAGTGCAATCAGCCCTGCTTTCACAAAGGCCTTTCAGTGCTATGGTGTCACCAATGCATTCACAAATTTTGCTTACCATCATTCTTTTTGTTTACCTATGAAACAGGCTGAAGCTTTTCAATGATCTTTGTGGCCAATTCTTCCTTTGATGCGCGTGTTTTTTCATCAAGGCCCAACGCTTCCTTCAGCTGACTGGCTGTGAAAGCTTTCACCAGTTCTTCAATGGTGGCTTCATCATCAGCAGATGGTGCATTCACTGCAATGTTGATGATGTCTGTGACCGCGTCTGAAGCACCCTGCTGGCCTTCTTCTTCAGCAGTGGTGCCAATCCTTGCTGAAGCCTTCAGGGCAGCAGCCTTCTTTCTTTGGCTCCCTGTGGCCTTCTTTGATTGGGTTTCAACAGCTGTGTTGATTTGCGCTGCATTCAGCATGTGCGAAGGCACAGCATTGATGTTCATGCCAGCTGGCAGCTTGCCAGCCTGCTGCTGCTTTCTCATTTCAATCTTCAACCGTCTTTGGCTGATCTGATTGGCAACGGTCACATTTCGCTGGCCTGATTTCTTGGCATTTCCAAATGCCTTTTCAACCAGTCTGCTTTGATGGACAGATGCAACCAAATCAATTGGCACTGCATGGATTTCAGTGTAAACCAGTCCATCAATATCAATGGCAGGATTTTGCACTAAATGTGTTTTCAGGTGGTTGATGTCCCTAAAATTACCAATGACTGATTCTGAGTTACTAACTTGTATCATATTCTTTCTGTTTTTGCCAATTTACGAAAAAAAAGTTATAGATTCAGCAGGCTGCCTTCAATCAGAAACCTGTGTGCAGTCAGGCCAGTGAAATCATCATTCAGATTCACATCAAAGGTGTCGCCAGCTTCCAGCAGGATGGTTGTGTACCTTGAAAAGGTCCAACGCACAACCAAAAAGTTTGGCCCTGTTCCCCAGTCTTTGACATCTGCATCAAAGCAAAGTTCAGCCCAATCAAAATTGGAAAAAACCGCAAAGCCTGCATCCAAAAATGTTTGCACAGCTGATTTTGTGATACTGATTCTGATGCCATTTGTCAATGCCACACCATTTCCATACAAATCTGCATCAAAGCTGCCAACATCACCCACAGCCACAATCATTCTGGAAATCCACAGCCTTTTTCCAGCTGGCACAGTGTAGGTGAAGTCAACTGCACCTGCTGCATAATTGCCGTTGGCATCGCGGCTGCCAGTATTCTTCAGGAATTCTGTCAGTGGTGCAGATTCATTGAATCCTGAAATGGTTTCTGCACCTGAATCAGCTGGCAAAAGTCCGGGTGACCATGTTGTATTACGCATTTGTTTTTTTTATCAATATTAAAAAAGGCTGGCCAGAAATTGACCAGCCTTTTTGTTTGGGTTAATGATTCAGACTGCTGATTAAACAACAGTAATGATTTGCCACGTTTCATCTGTTTCACCAGTGGTCAGGACGGTCACCACCTTCATCAGGTAGCTTCCAGCCGTTGCATAAGTGTGACTCACAGAGTAGGAAGGTGACACGCCTGCCACAGCAGGGTCACTTGATCCATCTCCCCATGAAACTTCCACTGATGAAGCCGTGCCACCAACAATGTTGACATCAAAACTGAAGGGCACCAGCACGGTTGCATCAGCTGAAGTGGGTGAAAAATTATCTACCACAATGCAGCCAATGTCACCTTCACTAAAATGATTTCTAATTGCCATGATTTTTGTTTTTTTGAGGATTAAAAGATGAAAAAATCAGGCAATTTATGCACGGCTGAATTCATACAGCATGACACCATTCACAGATTCCAGTGCATCACCAGTGGCATACTGGTCAGTAGGTGCGACAAACACGCCAACATGTTTTGACAGGGTGAACGTTGTGATTTCATTACAATCATCAAAATAGACCTTCATGTCAAACTTTTCACCTGATTGTGGGTCAGTGTAAACCATTCCCATTGATTGACCGTGTGCAAAAGGATGGTGTTCGTACTTCCAGATTTCCAACAGGTGGACTGTGCCGGGATGAAGAATTAAGGCTGCATCAGGTGCGCTGCCTTGGTCATCAACTTGAAGCGAATTGAAAAAAGCCGTTTCAACATTTCGTGACTTGAAAGGTGCAAAACCAAGCGCATCTGCAACAGCAGAAAGATTGGCACCTGCATCATTGCAGCAGCTGAAAGCTTCTGCCCGTGAATAAGTGGCAAAGCCACCCTTTTGACTGAACAGGATTGCAGAAGGGCAATCATTCAATTCATTGACATCCAAATCCTCAAAAAGCTGATCAACTGTGGCCCAAATTGGAAGCCTGTTTGCATCAACAATGTCAAGCTGCTGATACTCTGCAATCAAGGTTTCATCAGGCACCGTTCCAGCCGCCAAAGTGACATGGTTGTTGTTGGCACCTGCCTGTGCAATTGCCTGCTCAATCAGGAAAACATCAGCTGTATTCAGGATGGCATCAATCTGTGCCTGAAATCTGCGCATCATGCCCACTTCAGGGTTTTCACAGCGTTCAATCCACTGGCTGTTTTGAAAGGTCACTTTACGGCAAAATGTGTTCAGGCTACTGGCATCAATCAATACTTCATTGTATTCCTGAACTGTTCCCGCTGTACATGGTGTACAATCCTGCGTGCTGTCAAGGTCTGTGGCTGCCTGCGTCACGCTTGAAGGCAGGGCGCGTTGCAGGTAAGAAAGCACAATGCTGTGTACTTTTCCGCCTTCCTGCAAGGCAACATTCTTGTCAACGAAAGGGTCACTGAATCCAGACCGGAAAAATCCGGCTGATAATCCGTTTTCGTTAGGATAGGCACCTAACATTGCCAATTGTGTGCGTTTGGTTTCACCTCCACCACACAAAAAATCTTTGAGACTGTCAAGAAATCCCATGCACTGATGCCCAAGGGTTCTTGCCACGTCTTGTCCGGCTGCTGCCATGATTAATTGTTAATTAAGGGTTATAAAAATATGGTTGAAGGGAAAACGTCACCCCTATTGAAAAAAAACTTTTTTAGGTCAGGCCCATTTTTGCAAACTGGTCATCATTTGCTGACACCCGTTTCTGTGTGGTGGCATCAAGCTTCTGGCCTCCACTGGTTCCCGGTCCACGTCTGTACGTCTTGCCCTGCTGTGCTGATCCATTCTGGCCACCAGCTGGCACCCGTGGTTGATTCGCACCAGATGCACCAGCACCCTGCTTGTCAAGCACCTTCATTTCATTGGCAATCTTCAGCACCAGTTGTTCAGGTGTCAAGGGCACAGATTTGTTTTCACCAAAGATTGGCACTTCTGCATTGTCTGGATTTCTGGCCTGAAGCTGGCCATTTTCCCTGATGAAAGCTGCTGTCTGTCTGGCACGGTTTACAATTTCTTGTTCAGTGGATTTGATAAACCAGCCTTCACCTGCAATCTTTCCACGGACAAAAGAAAGAAGGTCATCATTGATCCTTTGATTTTCCATTTCCTGCACCCTTGCCTGATGCTCTGCAATTGTCTTCTGATGCTGCTTTTGCAATTCCGTCAATGCATTGTCTTTCTGGCTGATGATGTCTTGCCATGCCTGACTGCCTGCCTTTGCCTTGCCTTCTGCTTCCTTCAGCTTGTGCAGTGTGGCTTCAAATTCTGACTTTGAAACCATGTCAGCAGGCACATCAGCAGAATCAAGCATATCAAGCAGGCTGATGACTTTTTCTGATGCATGCTTCTGCTTCCAGATTTCTTCAAGCTTGGATTCAGGCAGCTTTTTGTTTTTCAAGCCCTTGGCCTTTTCAAGCACCTTGGCTTCAATTGCTTCCATGGTCTGCCTGATGACACTGTTTCGTAAATTCACATCAGCTTCAGCAGCCTGCAAAGTTGTCAGGGCAGCTGTTTTCTGGCTCACTTCCTGCCTGACATCATCACTGATGCCAGCTTCACCAAAAATTGCTGACAGGGTTTCTTCAGATACACCAGCTTTTGCCAAGGTAGGTGCAACCAGTTCTTTGATTTCTTCGATTTTGGCCATTTTTTGCGTCTTTTGTTAACGGCTATTTTGCGTCACCATCAAAATTCACAAAAAAATGTATATTTGAATTCAAAATGCTGTGAATGTCATGACAAAAATGAAAGAAGCTGCAAAAGAAAGCAGAAAGCTGGTGCCAGTCCAACTGATGGTGCCACCAGAACAAAGAAACCGTTGGAAGGAACAGGCTGCACAGTTCTTTTCTGATGGCATCCTGAATCATGGTTCTGTGAAATACCTGATTCAGGTTGCAGTGAATGCATTCATTGTGGATGTGCCACGGTATTCACCAGCCAATAAAGGCAGGCTGCTGCACTTTGCTGACAGGTGTTGCAAAGGCAATGTGAATCAGGCTGTTGAAGTCTTATTGAATGCGTATGGCTAAGATGCTGTATTTTTCAGTATTTCAGCAATATATATATCATTTTCAGTGACAAACCTGTGAATCAGTTTCAGTCTTCTTTTTTCTGCATCTTCAATTGATGTCTGCACAACAGCTGGTCCTTCTGCTTCAACATCATCACCAGTGTTGATCTGATCTTGCTGAATGGCATCATGTGGCCTTGCATTCAACAGGATGTCATCTGGAATGCCTAAAGGGAAAGCCCTACAACTGAAATCAGTCACCTGAAAATACCAGCAACTTTCACATTGTGAGCCAGTGTTGTTGTTAGTTGTATTTGATTTCATTTTCTTTGAAATATTGAATGCTTTTTCTCTGAATTTCAAACAATTCATCCATAAAATCCCTGATTTCAGCTGGCAACAAATCAGGCCTTCTGTCATACATCAAAAATGTTTCTGCAAACAATTCGACTTCCATTTTTGATGCATACTTTGAATAAGTGCGTGTCCATTCGCTATCTCCATATTTTGAATATAAATCTGTCCACCTTCTACGCATCCTGTAAGCATCTGAATCAGAAAGCACAGCAGCAGTTGTCCTGTATGGCTGTTCATTCACATTTCTTCCACTCATTCCGAACGCTTGATAATGTAACACGTGGCCAAATTCGTGCAATGTTGTGTTTCTGATTGCATTTGTTGCATCTTCATTAAGCACTCTTGAATCCCTTGACAATGACCATTGCTGAAAATCACCCGCTTCTATTGGTTTGTTCGCGTTGTCAATGGTTTTCTGAAGCTGCCTGATGGCACCCTTTGAATTGAATAAATTTTTACGCTCCCAAACTGCAAGTTTTTCACCATTTTCTTTTCTTTTTGTCAATTCGTCCTGAAGTTCCTGCCATGTAACCATTGCCTTCTTTGCCTCCACTGCTGCCAGTTTTCTTGCATCTTCAAAATTATTCCTGCCAATCTGTTCAATAAAACTGCCTTTCGCATATTTTGAAGAAATGAAGACACCTGCACCATTCGCTGACATGTTTGCATTCCTGTGTGTGCTTCTGCCAAAGGTAAAACGTTTTTGAGTTGATGAACCATCAAATTGGGCAATGCTTGCTGTTCCGTTTCCTGCCTTTTTTATTTTGTCAATGTCGCTTGGATCAATCCTGACAACATAGCCATACTTTTTCTGAACATATATGGCAGTATTGATCATTTTCTCAATTGAAGATATTGGCAGTCCATCAAAGCTGTCTTTTTCAACCCTCCTTCCCTTTCTCACTTCACCAAATTCAGAAGCAATTCCATGCTTTTTAAATAAAGCTTCCATTTTAGCATTGCTACCCTTTGGTATATTTTTAGATTTTGTACCTAATTCAGATTTCAAGTCAATCACCCTGTCAATTTCGGGCACAGATGCGGCTTTACTTACAGGTGGTGCAGGCTTTGCCACAGGTGGTGCAGGCTTTGCCACAGGTGGTGCAGGCTTTGCCACAGGTGGTGCAGGCTTTGCCACAGGTGGTGCAGGCTTTGCCGTGGTGTCAAATCCTTTGGCCTTCATGGCTTCATCAAATTGCTTCTGATCAATAAAGCCCTGTGCCAATGACTGCTTCAGCCGTTCTTCTGGCACCCTCCTGACCGATATAATCCGTAAGTCATGCAGGCAATTCCAGCCACCACGCTGCACAATTGGTTCAATGTTGGGGATTTGTTCAGGCCATTGCTTTTTGGTCAGCTTCTTCCAGCTGTCAACTTCCTTCCTGCTGAAGTAGCGCAATTTGTGCCTTCTGATACATTCTTTCCGGCTATCTTCCACAAGTCCACCAATGTATTGATACCATGCAGTGTCAGGTCCAAGTGCATTGGCCACTGCATCTGTTTCATTGGCCAATGTCTGAAACATGGTGTCACGTGTCAGCCTTTTCAGCTGGTGGTAATTTTCAAGCAGGCCATTTCTAATGGCCCAAGTTTTTGACGTGTTTGGTGAAATACCTGTAATCTGATACTGAAGGCCATCAACCAATGTCTGAAAATTGGCACCCGTCTGAACATGCTTGAAAATGGTCTGCCTGATTGGATTGACAAAGGCTGATGTGTATTGACCGCGCGTTGTTGAATCCAGTGTTGTTTGAATCAGGTTCTGAATTGGAATGTTGAAAGCTGGCTTGAAAACATAGCTTGCAAATTCGCTTTTGTAGTATTTTTGATTTGTCTGGCTGGCTTGCTGTGCTGCTTCATTGTATGTTTTGACTGCATCCTTAATTCTGTCAGGGTCAGCCGCAATGTTTAGCTGATTCATTAAGCCATTTACTTTCTTTACATTTGCAGCTGTGGGCTTGATGCCTTGCGTGCCATCTGCATTTTCTTTCAGGTCCAATGCCAGCTTTCCAGTCATCAGCTTTTTTTGCACCCATTCCCAAATTCTTTGCTGCTCTGCCTGTTGGGCATCATTTAGCTGGCCTGATGCATTCAAGATGATTGACAGGATTGCTTCAGATGTGCCAACAGGTGTGATTTGTTCACGCTTTGCCATGGCCACAAATTAGACAAAATCTTACATAGCTAAAACCATTTCAGGCATGATACGTTTATTTCAAGCAACATCAACATCATGAATAAAAACAAACATGCTTTTGTGTTGACGCTTGGCTTTCAGCTGGAAGGCATGCAGCCAGATGAACTGATTTCACTGAAACTGGAAATATACAGGATTGCAAGAAAAATGAAAATTAGCCTGATCAATGTTTCTGGTGGCACAAATTCACAGGCAGGCATGGTTGATGAAGTCAGCAGCAGGCTTTTTCAAATGTCTGGTGTTATGCCTGAAGAATCAGAAAGCGTGACAATCCTGACAATGAAAATGATCTGCAATTCTTCCCGTTCAGCTGGCGTGTTTATGCGAAAATGCACCAGCATGGCAGAAGTTTTCACGTCAATTGTTGGTGTGAATTTCAGCCTGACAGAATACTTCAACATGATCCAAAAATAACATCAATACAAAGACAAAATGAAAGACAGGAATCTATTTTTCAGCACCTTGCTTTTTCTTTTTCTTGCAGTTCCCGTTGGTCTGCCTGCCCAATCTGCCATGAAGGCTGATGCACTTCATGGCTTTTGGGAAGGCACCACAAATGAAACACCAGATGAATTGATTCAGATTGAATTTGATTCAAGATACAAGGCCTGCAAAGTTCGTATCTGGATCAATGGTCACGCCAAGCAAGATGACTTTTTTCTGTTTGAACTGAATGGCACCAGCCTGAAAATGGTTGGCATTGAATTTGGGTCAGCCATCCTTGACATGGAAATTGAATGGCACAGCATTGACAGTTTCACCGCATCTGGCATAAATGGCAAATGCTTCACTTTTTGCAAAGATTGAATAATTTCAATAAATTCACTTTTCTACATAATCAATTTAATTTTCACCCAATGAAACAACTGATTTTTTTCACCATTTTCAGCCTGTTTGCCCTGTTTTCCACAGCGGCATGCACACCGCCTGAAATGCCACCACCCAATGCAACAGGAAGCCAGATGCAAGAATATCTGCAAGGCCAATGGACATCTGAACACATTGACCAGAATGGCACCATTTTCACCAGCACTGTGACATTCAATGCCAATCATTTTGACTGGAAGACAGAAACCAGCAAGCCAGACAGTAAGCCCATTTCAGAAAGATTCCAGGTACTTTCTTATGAAAGCAACTGGCTGCTGATGCAACACCAGTCAGGGGCAGTTGAGATCATATACAAGGCCATCAGTCCAAATCAAATGCAATTCAACGCTGTTGATTTTGAAAGAAAAGAAAGCCTGTTTGCCCTGTCTGGATATACCAAATTTAGCACCAATTCCGCCCTGCCTTTTTTCCATGGCAATTGGCTGATGCGCATTGTGGATGGCAGTGACAATGATGCTTTAGCCCACACCGGAAAAGACAGGCTTATTCCATCCATTGCCTGACACATCCCGGCTTGGAAAAAGTGGCCAGCACAGTGCTGGCCACTTTTTTTTGCATTTATTTTCAAATATGCTTGCAAGTGTGAAACCTTTTTTGCATCTTTGAAGTGTTGGGCAATGAAGCTTGACAAAACAACATCAACATCATGACAAGGGCAAAATTTTCACAAAAAGATGCAAACGGATTCACCAGCACATTCAAAGTTAGCTATATCAGTTCTACTGAAGAAGCAAAAGCATTGGCAAAAGAAATGGGCTGGACTTTCATTAAGCTTTGCAAATAAGCTAACACACAGCAGGCTGCCTTCAGGTGGCCTGCATTCCTCCACAACATCAACATCAATAACAACAAATCATGACATCAATTCAGACCATCAGAACCAACACCAAGCAGCTTGCCACACTAAGAAAGCAGGCAAAGGAAGAATCAACAGCAGGCAACTTGGCGGCAACCAATGAAACGCTTCAGAAAATTCATGACCTGAAGGCAGCCATTGGCACAGATACAATTGATCGTGCTGAATACCTGCTGCACCAGACTGATGCTGCCATTGTGGTGTGTTTCAGTGGTGGAAAGGATTCTGTTGCCATGGTGCTTGATTTGATCAACCGTGGCATTGATATGTCACGTGTTGTTCTGATGCACCATTTGGTGGATGGCAAAGGTGGCAACATTTGGGATTGGAAAGGAACAGACAGCTATTGTGAAGCCTTTGCCAAGGCCTTTGGCCTGCCCTTGCTTTATTCCTTCAGGGCTGGTGGCATACAGCGTGAAATCAACCGGAAAAATGAAGGCCTTCAGGATGTCTTTTATCAGGCTGAAGAAGGTGGCGAATTCATCAAAGTGGCTGCCAATGCAGGCAGCAGCACCCGTGGCAAATTTCCAGCCATTGCAGCTGACTTGGCATCAAGATGGTGCAGCAGTGTGGTGAAGATTGATGTGTGCAAAACGGTCATCAGAAAGATGTTTGCCAAAGATGCACAGGTGCTGGTGCTGACTGGTGAAAGACGTGAAGAATCAGCCAACCGTGCAAAATATCTGAAAGCTGAATTACATGCCACTGACAGCCCAAAATTCAACCGTGAAGTGATTCAGTTCAGGGCTGTCATTGACTGGCCGGAACAGCAGGTGTGGGATGAAATGAAGGCACATGGTGTGGTGGCGCATCCTGCATATTTCTGTGGCTGGTCACGTTGCAGCTGTCAGACCTACATTTTCAATGGTCCTGATGTATTTGCCACCATTGCAAAATATGATGAATCCAAGATTATGAACATTGCCATGACTGAAGAAAAACTTGGCTTCACCTTAAAACGCAAAACAGACATCATTGAATTTGCAGCCAAGGGCACACCAATGAATGTGGATGCCTTTTGGTGGAAACAGGCCACAGAAGAATTCACAACACCTGTGCTGGTGCCTTCATCTGTCTGGCAGCTGCCAGTTGGTGCCTTTGCAGAAGGTCAGGCATGTGGTGCCCTTTAACATCTGGCAGAAAAAAAACGTATATCAATTGAAACAACATTGCATCATGAAAGTTGAAATCACAAAATATCAAATCCGTATGATAAAAGAGGCCGCAAATAACCTTGAAGCAATGATTGGCTGTGGTGATTCAGATACTGAATGGCAGCGAATTATTAAGGCAATAGACAGATTTTTGAAAAAGAACAATCTTGAAAGATAATCATGACACCATCAGAAGAAGGAAGAAAATTATTGGATGCTGGCACACATTCAGTTGCACACTGCAACTGGTGTCAGCTGTCACACATTGCCAGCAACAGGCTGCTGAATACATTTGAAGCAGCTGGCCAGCCGTATGCATGCAACATCACCATCAAAGACCTGCTGAAGGCTGGAAGGCATCAGCACAAAACTGAAGCAGCATGAATTGGCACCTGATCACAGATAAGCATCCGAACTTTGCAGTCACGCTGAATAGAGTGATTGAAGAATGTCCACCAAACACACCACCAATGCTGTTGCTGATCCTTTCTTTTATGGTTCACAATATTGCAATGAAGGTCAAAGGTGACTGGTTCAGTCAGCTGGCAGACCTTGAAAAGCGTTTGACCCTGAAGCAGGCTGGTGGCAGGCTGCCCATTGTAACGAATGGCAAAGGGCAGCACCAAGCATCATAAATAAATTCGTGCCCACAGAAGGCTTCTGTGGGCCTTGTATCACATCAATAAAATGAATTATGTCTTTATTCCTCCACAAGAAAGCAGACGCGCTGAAGGTAGGTGACAAAATGGCCCTGTATCTGACAGAAGACGATGGCTGGCCAATTTCAAAGGTGGCAAGGATTGACAGGCTTTCCAAGATTGGCAAGACTATTGAAATCCTGTTTGATAATGGCAGGACTTATACCGACAGAAATGAAACAGTGAAGGTGGCCATTGAAGAAGGTGAACCATTGCCAGATGTATTCACAGTGACCATGAATCTTGGTTCTGAATGGCTGCCTGTGATTGTCAGCACATCTGGTTGGCCATCTTATGATGCAGTGCCAAGTCTTATTTTCAATCAAATTCAATATGACCTGATTCCTATTGAAGAAGGCATCTGGCATTTGCATTTGGCACACATCAAGTCGCCTGACAAATCAGGTTCATTTCAAAAAATCATCATCACTGGCCCAAGTCCTGACAAAGGTGAATTCTTTGCCACCTTGGTTCCAGAAAATATCACTATGAAGTCCAAAATTCACCCTGTATTTGCAGCCGCAAGGCTGCTATATGCAACAACAAAAAGCAAATGAAAGAAGACACCAACAACAGCCAGCCAGCTGGCCAGAAACCATTGGCACTGCCATCCAAGAAAGATGCTGCCATTGTTATTCTTGCAGTAAAGAAGAAGGCAGCAGCTGCCCTTGGCAGCCTCCACAAAATGACCAGTCACCCACAATCAGGTGGTCACTTGGATGCCAGAACAGTGCTGACAACTATGCGTGAAGAATTGCGCGTGCAGGATGGCCATGAATTGCTGCAAGTGCTTCAGGCATACATTGAAGCCTTTGATGAAGCACAGGTTGTCACCTTTGACCGCTGGTCAAGTGAAAACCAGTATGAGTCATTTCCATCATTCTGACACCTGCAAGCACTGGTCAACATCAGGCCTGAATGAAGCATCTGACTGGTGCTTCATTTTTTTTTGCACCTATTTTCAAATATGTTTGCAAGTCTGAAACCTTTTTGCATCTTTGAAGTGTTGGGCAATGAAGCTTGACACAACAACATCAAAATGACTTCACCCGAAAGAACATCAGCCACCATCACCCAACTTGCAAAAGCACACGCAATTGGCACAACCGTTTCCGTTCACCGTGCTGCTGATCTTCTTCAGGCTGGCTTCATGCCACAGACGCTGAAGACAAGACCTGAAATGTATGCTGCAATCAATGCACAGGATGTAGTGTATATCCGCTTTAACAACAGTGAAAGACTGTGGAAAACATTTGCAGCCAAGGTGTCAGCATTGGGCTTCACCATGGAAATCATTGAAGACTACAAGCCATTTGGCAATGACCACCCTGCCAGAACTGTCAATTGTGTCCTTTCCCGTTAATTCGTTCCATCTTCAACATCATCATCATGACCGCTTCAACCTTTTCTTTTGCTCAAAGACAGCAGCCCATGGAAAGCTTCACAAGGCCTTCAGGCTTTGAACTGGCCACCTTCTTTGGAGGCATTGACTGGCCTGCCATTCGTGTGGCCTTCTGGCAGCTGCCAGAAACACATTTTGTGGCTGGCCTAGCTGATGGCACTGCCATTTGTGTGGCTTCTTCCTTTGGTGCCTTATATCGACAAGCCCGTACCCATTGCACCACCTTCCAAAAAGGAAGAATGGACAGCGTTTTTTGGAAAAGCTGAAATCATTTGCCATTCGTTCAGGCTTTAATTTTTCAGAAGACTTCTTCGTGACCATACTGCTTGACCCAAACATTTCTTCAGAACACTTCAAATCTTCGCTTCGATTTCTAAGGCAGTGCCACACAAGCCTTCAAACCAGCTTCACTGTATCAATGCATGCCAGCATAAGCAGGCAGATTTCAAACATTGAATACAAAATTTTCAAAGCATCCCAATCATGAAAAACCAGACATCTTCACCCGTCCTGCTTTCTGCCATCCCTGAAACAAAGAAGGGATTGACAGCCCTTGAAAAATCCGTGCAGGCTGCATGCACCAAGGCAGTAAAAGTCAATGGCTTTGCTGATTCAGCTGGCTGCTTTGACTTCACAGCCCTTTCAGAACGGCTTTATGATGAACTGAATGTACAAATGCAATCAGACATGGAAGGCCACATTGACACACTGGCATTTGAATGGTTTAAAATGTGGTCAGGTCGATTCAAGTACACTGATTAATTCCAGCCACGAAAAAGGGGCTTCAGCAATTCATCAAAATGGATTGCTGATTTTTTTGGCCTTAACCTTTGGTTTCTTTGGTTTTCCACAGTTGCAACCTTTCATAATTGATTCAGTTAATGGTTTATGACTGGCCATCTTCAAAATCAGTGGCCCTTTTCTTGAAGTTCATCTGATCTCTCATCACCCATTTCTGGCATTTACCATGTGCCCACTTCACACATTCACTGTTGTGTGCATTTCTTTTTCTCCTGTCACGGTTTAAATTTCTTCCTTTCATTTGCTTGCCTTTCTTTATTTTCCAAGTATTCTGCAAAATCCCTGCATTTTTGCCAGCTTTTGAAGCGACAATTTCCGAACGCTGTCCATTTCCAACGTGGGCCACCATCATTGCCTGACCTGCTGCACAACTGGCATTTATTCTGTGCCACCCTACTGGCCATTGTCATCACGCTTTACTTCTGCTTCTGGCAACTGCTGCAATTCAACAAATTTCTTTGCTTCAATTCTGGCCATGGTGCGCTGCAAGTGTGGAGGCAATGAAAGAAAATTAACAGGCTGATTCAGGGCTGCATTATCCCTGACAAGTTTGCTGATGATTGTTTCCAAGTGATCATGCAGAAACATGTCAACCATCACTTCAAGCCGCGTGCCTTCACTGGCTTCAAAGTATCTGGCATTTGCTGTCATGATTTCTTCTTCAGACATCAGGGCATATTTATCAACATTCAGATATGCTTTTGCAAGCTTGCCCATTGGTGAATGACTGCCAAGGTCGCGAACAATGGCCCGTTCTGCCCATGCCTTTTTGATTGGCACTGGCATTGAATTTTCCTGCATCTGCTTCAGCTGTTCAAAAAGGTCTGACATCAGGCTGATGTCAAAACTAGCTGGCACCATTACTGTTGCCCTGTTCTGCCTTAGTCCTTCAGAATTTAAAAGTTTGCCATACCTTAGCACATTAGCTTTGTCCAACAGCCACTGAAGCACAGGGTAAATGATTGCAGCCACTTCACGCACAATTATGTGCTGTTGCTGCATGTCAATTTCCTTTGCACGTGCTGTGTTGTTTGTGTTACTTGGTGGTTCCCGCAATGATCCATGTGCCAAGGCCTTCAGGCCTGACAGAATGGCTTCATTGTACATCTTCCAAGCAAAGGCAAATGGTTCAGTTGATGGTGCAGACCAGACAACAGCAGGTGAAATCAGGCCTGCTTCATTTGGTGCCTTTGCAACACCTGCAAATGGACCTGATGGGAATGTCTTGCCAAGGCCATTGCATTCAGTACAGGTCAGCGTGTCGCCGTCTTCTGCATCTGTTCTGGTGTCTTTCACCCACCCGTTGCCTGTGCAACTTGGGCACTGCTGCAATTCAACGGTTTTGATTGGAAAAAGACTAGCCACAAGGCCTGATTCAAGGTCAGAAAGAATCTTGACTGCCCTGTTAAAGTCTGGAACAGCAAGTGAAAGAATTGACAGATAAAAACCAACATCATTCATTTCCATGACAGTGACATGCCTTTTCAGGCTGCCTGCCTTGTCGCGCCAAACCCTTTCATCTGAAACAATTCCCCGTGGCTTTCTGGCTGCCATGCCTGATCCGTGCTGGTCCCACACTACAACATCCCACGTGAATCTGATTTCTTCTCTGCCATCATCATTCTTGACTTTCCTGCCACCAACTGGCACCAGCTTGAATGTGATGTCTTCTGTGAAGTACCAAAATGAAGGAACAATGAATTCATTGTCTTCAATATTGACTTCATTCATTTCTGTGGCCTTGGCAAACATCCAGCCGTGACCTTCTTCCATCACATGTGAAGAAGGTATGAAAAATGGCCTTGGTTCCCTCCACTTTGCACGCTTTGCAGGGTCAGGATTGCCTGACAATTCAGCAACTTCAGAATCTGACTTGCTGTTGATTATTACAACATAGCCGTTTGAATCCAACAGGCACTGAATTGCAATGAAGTCCCAAAAATAATGTAGAAAATTTTCTCCCGGCACAGCTGCACATGCTGTCATGTATGTGCCAAAATCTTCTGCTTCATCAGCATTGATTTCAATTGGTGGCGAATCAGAGAACTGAACAGAAAAAACCTGTGGATTTGCCAATGTTCCCTTCAGCGCATTGACCACACTGAAGCCAATTGGAAAGGTGTTCTGCTCATAATTGTTCAGCCTGTATTCCAGAATCTGAGAAGGTTCGTGTGGCCTGACCTTTGAAATCAGGTGGCCTGCTGGAAATTTCCAACGAAAATGCACAGAAAGTTCATTCCTGTGAAAGACATTGGCCAAGTAATGTGGTGTCACAGGAAGGGCACCTGTTGCAAATTCGTTTGCAAAGGTTTCTGCCTGTGACACCAGCTGGCCAATGGCTTCTTCTTCAACGTCTGTCTGAAATAATTCAGCCATGAAAAATCAATTGTCAAATGATCAACAGGCCCAAATTGAAGCCAGTGCGTCAAATGGTTCTTCAAGTGCGTTTGTGGTCCATTCAGTGGTGCCAATGATGGCCTGAATGCCATTTTCCGCACCTATGGAAACAAACACAGATGGTGTTGACGGGATTTCAAAGTTGATGCCTGCCTTGGTGACATACATTCCCTGACTGGCAATGGTTGGGTTCTTTCTGAATTGGTTGTACAGCTGCCAGTTTTCTTTGAGGAATGGTGTTGACCAGTTCAAAACTTCATTGTATTCCTTCACCAATCGGTTTGGATAGCAGGAATAAGATGAAAGGTCAATTTCAACTGGTGTTGGGTCAGCTTTGCTGCCCTGCACACCCTTGATTGCCACAAATTTGTTCAGGGCAGTCAGGGCAGTATAGTCAGCTTCCTGTGTCAGGCAGCCAACAGAACTGCCACAAATACTGAAGCCAAGTGCCTGCAAGTCAGCATCAGCCACGTCACAGGAAAATGAATAGCTTCTGAATTCCAAATCTGAACAGTCCTGACAGTTTGCGCTAATGAAATCAGCCATGATTTTTTTTGTTTGAAATGAAAATAATGAATAAAGTAAATGGCTTTTACGTCTTGCCTGCTGGCACTGGCTGGATTTCGACACACCAAACAAGTGCTGATTTTTCCAAATATAGTTTTTTTACCAATCAACAACAACCGTGACGCATCAGGGTCACTTGATCTGCCTTTTTTAGTAATAATTCACCCTTGAAAAGTGGCAAATTCTGATACTGTTCTCCCGGCTGCACTTCCAGTTCCTGCACAAATCTGGCACCATCAATTCTGACTTCACGCTGGACTGTTGCCAATGACAATTTTTCATGCCACCATAAAGGCGAAAATTCAAGCCTGACAGCAAGTAGGAAATCAGCTTCAGCAGCACACGTGAAATATGACTTGTCGTAAGTTTCTCGAACTGTTTTCCTGATCACTGGTGCCCTTTGCCTGATGCTGTCAAATATTCGCAATGTGGGCACATACACAGGCACTGTGCTGGTTTCCTCCACATTCCAATTCCAGCCAAAATCATCAGAACAGCCCCAATATTGCATGACTGTTGAGCATTCAGTCACCCTTGAATCAGTGTGTGGCAAGACCTTGAATGGTTCGCTTTCGTGATTGACTGTAAACTGTGCAGCAATGAATCTGCCTGCCTGGAAAACAAGCTCCCTGCCATTGTATGGTGCAAGGTCAATTTCAAACCAATAATCATCACCAATATTTGCATCAGGTGCAATCAGAAAAGTTTCACCTGAAACCACATCAAGCAGCCTGCCTTCAAGTGGGAAGAATCCATCTGAATCAGAAAAGTACATTGTCAGCACATCTGAATCAGACCACATTTGAATCCAACGTGCGCTGTCACGAAAGCACTCGTGTGCAACCTGTGCATTTGTCTTTGTCCCAAAGTCCGTGACCAATGTGGGAAAATGCAAAGGGTTTATTTTGGTGGTGAATGTTGCCATTACTTTCTGATTAACTGGATTCCTTTTACAATTTTGCTGACTGTGTAGTCTTTTATTCCTGGTGCTTTCATGATCACATCGCACCACACACGCCCAATGCAGGCCCATACAGCAATTTTTACAGCTGCACCACGACCAACAGCGGAATCAAAGCATTTGCATTGCTTGTCACGCTGCACCATGGCACCTGCATTGTGCGCTGTCTGATAAACGTGCTGCCATTTCTGTTTTAGTTCATGCTCTGAAAGCACGTTGCTTTGCTTCAGCATCTGCATGCATTCTGTGCAGTGTATCTGGCAAATGTATGATTCTGTCATCTTCATTCTGCTTCAATTATGAATGTTGTCAGGCCTTGGCCATCAATCTGCTTTGACATTTTACGGATTATTCCAACCACTGTGCCATTTCCACAGTTGGAAAATTGTGCTGCCTTTTCAAGCCCACGAAAAACATAATTCAGAAGCGTGTGGCAGTCTTCCATTTCATACAGCTTCACCCTTGAATGCGCCTTTGGTATCAGGCCAGTGTCAGGCAAATAATTGCTGCCTGCTGAATTTACAGTTGGTTCCAAGCCTCCACCACCAGTTGATGTGATTTCATTGGTGTAAACCCATCTGTCACCCGCAAAGTTTGATGGCACATATTTGGCCCATTCTGATGCAATCCAAGGGTGTTGAATTATCATGTTGTGGTAATAATAGCTCACAATCCTTTCATCAAAACAGTTTGGTGGCGTTCCAAGCGTGTTGAAATACCACTGCCTTTCAAACATCCATGTTTGATCATCGCCATTGTTTATGGTGCCATCATTCAGGCCAGTTGGTGCCCTGAAGGTAACGAAAACAGTTTCACCATAGTCATTCAATGCTTCCAGTTGCTGTGTAAAGGCATAGCCCACACCCGTATAAAATGATTCTGATAATTCACAATCCCTGATGCCAACACAACTGCTAAAATCAGTGAAGTCATAATATGGTTCAAAGTCAACAAATGCTGTTTCATCAGTGATCAATGGCCAGCCCTCATCTGCTTCAGTTGTTTCATACCTCCAATCAGGATTTTTTAGGTTTGTGACTGGTCCCGGACTGAATGTGACGCCAAGGTCTGTGCAGCCAGTTGGATTCAGCACTTCAATCCTTAATATAAGCTGATCACCAACATTCAAGCAAACTGGTTCATTGCCAACAATCGTGCTGGTCTTCATCAATGGATTCAGTGAGGGAATAACACTATTATCCAAAGCCGCACCCAAATTCAAATTCACCGTCTGGCCTGCTGATACATCACCTTTTGTGGATGTGTCGTAAAGAAGGTTTGCTGCTGTTGCTGTATTCCTGTACAACTGAAATGTGATTTCTGCTGCACAGGCCGCATTGTTTGTGATTATTACAGCACCACGCAAAAAGGCTGGCCCTGCTTCACTTGCGCCAACCGTATGCACAACAACATCATTTGCTGGCAGGCCATTGCCCGCAACAAAATATGGCCCTGATGCAATGCCTGTCAAGCCCGTGTGCAGGTTCACTTCATTCCCATACCATTTCCATTCACTGTCTGCTTCTTCAACATTTTCCAGAATGGAACGCTGGCCGAAAAGGCCTTTTGCATGCTGAATATCTTCCCTTATTTTCCACTTTACTGACCTTGGCTGCAATGCTGGCTGTGTGACCGCCAATGTCTGGCTGTTGAAATATTCATCATAGCCAGCATAAGTGAAATTTTTATCTGTGGGCACAAATACAGTTGGGTGAACACAGGTCATAAAGCCCTTCAATTCTGCCCATGACATACAAGTTGCATCAGACAGCAGGCCATTGGTTGAAAACATCATTCTTCCAAGCCCATACCTGTACGGCTGCAATTCACTGACTGCAAAAAGGCCATTCACATCACCAATTGCAATGATTGATTCAACAGGCCAATCAGTGATGATGTCAAGCTGTCCTGATGCTCTATTGCCAACACCAACACTGTCAATGGCTGGTGAAATATTATTATTTCCAGAATCAGCCCAAATTGCAGATATATCATGAAAAACCTGATTCATCACAGGGCTGAAACCAAGGGCAGATGTGCCACCATAGGTACGAAGCAGCAAGGATTTCTGAACCAGTTCAGCACGGTCATCAAGCGATTCACCACCAATGAAATTGACTGTGGCAATGTGCTGTGTTCCCCATAAGGAAGTGACCGTGACGCTGATGGTGGTGTCACTGGTGTCTGGTATGGTCAGCCTGTTCACATTGTGGTGAAAATCGTATGCCCACACACCCTGTGGAATGCCACTGCCTGAAGTAAAGCCCAATTCATCAACCAGCCCTGCAATAAGTTCATCAATTGGCAGGAAACACGCCGTGACATCTGCAATGCCATCTACTTCTTTATGCTTTCCGCCAGATTGAATCTGCCTGATTTTTACCGTGTCTGTTTGTGTTGATACTGAAGAACACTGCAAGCATATTTCATCAGTGCTTGCAGCCTCCAACACAGTGAATGCATTGAATCTGGTGGCAGCAATCGACACCTGACAGGATGGATTCACACCACATGTGAAGCTTGCATCAGACAGCTTTGCATTTGCTTCATACAAGCTTTCCCAGTCTGGAATGGCAGGCCAGCAAATGACATCAACATTGATGGTTATTTCACCACATATATTTTCATTTACCCGTGTTTGCAGGTCGGCATAGGGCTGTTTTCCACAATACACCATTTCACTTGGCAGGTTGTTTGATACCAAGTCAAGCCCATTGAAATCATAATTGATGGACAGTTCGCGCCAATTGTCTGGCAATGAATAGTCAGCACCATTTACCGTCACCCGCAAATCGCTTTTTCTGCCTGAAACTGGTGGCAACACTAGGGATGTGAAGCCAAGTGTTGGCGTCCCAACGGTTGATGCACTGCTGATGCTGTCTGGCCCTAATGCACCACCTGTTGAAGGATTGCCAACGGTTGATGCACTGCTGATGCTGTTTGCTGCCAGCTGGTAATTTTCCTGAAGACTTGGTGTGCCAACTGTTGATGCACTGCTGATGCTGTCGGGTGTGCCAGCAAAACC